GCGGGTAGAACATGACGCCCTGATATAACCCTGTCACAGGCGCATTTGTCGGCGCCGGCGTGGGGTCTGGTGTGGGAGTTGGCGGGGTCGGCGTCGGATCAACCGTCACGCAACCGGCCAACAACAACGCGAACAAGATATTGACAATTAACTTTTTCATACTGCCATCTCCTTGTTGTTTGTTGCATTATTCAAAGCGACAAAAATATCACTCGCCGCGTTAATTTCCGATTGAAGGATGAGAACGCACCCGTCCATCCATTGCGCCCGATATTGCTCCCATGACATTTGGATGAATCCGCCGAGACCATAGGATAGCCCCCAACTATTCTCCACCCACGGACCATAACCGTCATAGGCCGGACTATAAATGCCATGACCTCCAATCACCTCGGCGTTCGGAATGACTTCCAACTTGCCGTCCGACCCCACACTGTTCCATTCTTCTGTGATATTCATACCCAGGATGCACCCATAATGGGTATGAATGGCGAACTTGAGAGTATTAGGGTTGTTGTCCGAAAGAAAACTTGGGATAGCTTTTATCATACCAAGCGCGATAGCCGCCTGTGCCGCACTTTCCAGCGTTGTGCCATCCTGCCCGTCGGAATCAATCGCCTTAGCCTTCTCATAGATCGGCGTAGCGTCGACCTGTTTTGGGTGGTGAGTAAGCCGCCAGTTTTCTACTTCGATAAAACTCGCCGTGGCATGAGCCGCACAGGTGGGCGTATTTCCTTGGTCGTCCGCTGGCAGGCACATATCCATAAAATCGAGTTTGGCCGGAGCAACGAATACCGACGACAAGGCAAACCGCAAGGGTCGTCTCTTCGGCGCGAATCGGCAGAAACCTGCCCTGTAATTTGTTCTGCGATAAAAACTCATAACCTCTTGCTCCAAATATACCCGCCAATGCCCCCTAACACACCAAGGGCCACCAATGTTCCTGCTGTAGCCGCCTGAATACGCCAATCAGCAGAAGGGCCGCCGAGGGCGTTATAGACAGAAATTATGATGTTCGTCATGTCGCATCCCCCTTCTCGACTGCATTTTCTATCACTTTTTCGATCACCGCTGCCGGTATTGCTGCTGGCGGCCGTAGGATCGCCGGATTGCAGATATGACTCCAATCGCCACGCGCTTCCATCTCCCGGTACTTGTGCCACGCCGAATATCCAAACATATCCAGCCCAAACTTCCACGAGTAAGCCCGAAACCAGTTGCCGCAATCCCATAGGCCATCGCTAAACCGCCCGTTCCCCCACATCCGCACGGAAGTTTCATCGTCAAGTTGTATAAACCCATTTTTAGCCGCCGATATTACAAAGGGGCATCTTATACCTTCGCGGGTCAGCATGTCGTGCATCACGCCTATCGGGTGTTTCATTCGGAAACACTGAAACCCAAGTTGGGCGTACCAACGCAACGGGAACGATATGCCGTCGCTCGGGTGCTCGTAGCCGTTTTCGTAAGCATAATGGACAAGATCGTGGATCAACGGACGCACACCCATATCGTCGAGCAACAGAAATACTTCGATGCGATGGTCGTCATTCCAGCCATGCGGGTGAACCACTCCGGCACGATCAAAGTCCACTGGTTTGATTTCATCCGTCATCGCGCCCCTCCTGCCGGGCCCGAACTGAACACTGGACCATCTTGTTTCTCCAACGCCGCAATATCCTGTTTCAATTCCATAATATGAGATTCGATCACGCGCCGGTCGTAAGAATTGTCGGCAATCTTCAAGGCGTCTTCGCGCCGGGACAGGGCTTCACGCAGTTCAACGAGTTTGGCGGATTTGTCGCTCATATCAATGCCCCTCGATCACATTCCACACCTTCCACGCGCCGACGATGAGCCCGACGATTGCCGCGCCTACTGTTCCCCCCGAAAGCGTAGCCAGAAAATTAACCTTCTGTGACTGTTTTAGAATTGCAGTCATTGCGTCAATGATAAACAGTTGCACGTCCTTTTCGCCCGCTACCGGACACGCAGCATAGTTGCCGTTCTCCACCCTTTCTCGCACGCGGTCAACCTGAGCAAGAACTATGCGCGCCGAAATGCTGTCGTCAGTTCCGTTTGCCATATTTTTATCCGCCCTTCCTTGGTATCTCGATGAAAAACGCGATCACGAGAAAAACCGCCGCCGCGATTATCGCTACGATAAATGCTCGCTCGGATCATGGTCCCACTGAACCGTACATATAATTAGCGGCATTATTTATCACGTTTGAACGAACAGCACCGGATAATTGACGAAAAGTACATGAATATCTGTTTGTTACATTATCATTGGGAAATTCCCAATATGACCCTCCCAGAGCCTGGGCCGACAAAGAATTATATTGGTTTCGTCCTGCTTGTAGAAACCCCACGCCGTTTTTGTAAAGCGTAGCTGTAACCATGCTAATTGCAGTTTCATTAAAAAATACATTAAATCCTATGCAACACCAACCCACGACTCCAGGAGTCCAATACGTACCGTCCCATATCCCGCCGATTTGATAAGTAACATTAGTAAAAGTTACCGGCACTTCTGCATCATCTGCAAAAAGTTGCCGATCTGTTTTTGTCGCAAAAATCTTCGGATACACCTTCCATGTCCCTTGTCCTGTAGCCGTGTTCGTGCAAACAAAAACCGCACCATTGGTCGCGCTACCCGTGATCTGTAATGTCGTGACTCCCGCCGTGTTCGTAAAAGTTTTTGGCAATGCAGCGTCTGCCGTTACGCCTTGCGCCTTGGTCGCCTTATTGGTAATTGAATCCAGAAAATCAGGATTGTTGGTCTGCACAAGATTCGGGAAATTCGTTGCCTGTTGTCCTCCACCATTCAAAGGTCCAGTCATCGGCACGGAACCGTCGGCTTTGAAGTCGCCCGAGCCTGCTGGCGTGCCCCATGTTCCATCACCGCGCAGGAACTGATTGGTGTTTGCGGCGGTGCTCGTCACGTGCCCTGTCGTGCCGGCGCCCGAAAACATATTTGTCATCCGTGGATCGTTGGTTGGCACTGCACCCACCTGCGCCGCAGTGATGTCGGTCAACCCTGTTCCACTTCCTGTGTGCGCGCCATTAAACACGCCGTTTGACACCGTGAATCCCTTCAAATCGACGCCGTTGGTGTGAACCTCAACGATATTCGTGCCATTGAACGAAATAAACGTCGCGTTGCTGTTCGCGCCGATGCGCCAACAGATGGAATTGGTCGAGTTGTAGACGTAGTTGGTGGTGTAGGTGTAGTTGGTCGTATAATCTACGTTCGTGGCGACGGGGTAATTCGTCGTGTAGATGATGTTGGTCGTGACCGGATAATTTGTCGTGTAGGTGAAATTCGTGGTGTAGGTGTAATTGGTGGTCACGAGGGGGCCGCGGTATAGAAAATGACCCCAGCCTGAAGTATATGGGTTTATTGGCAAGGGAACGTCTAAATCGGATGCCGTCATGTAGAAGTCGTTTGTGAGAGCAGAAATATTTCCGTTCCATAAACTGTAACCAACCCAATATAAATCTCCTTTCCGAATTACGGCTTTGGTGATCTCATAGTAGTACGAAAAGTGATACGGATATATCACGTTGGTTGCCGAAGTCCCCCATGCTGGTTGAAAAACATACGAGGGATACGCAGGCATTAGTCCTGTTATGTCGATATCAAACTCTCCGTAATCATCGAAGTTCGTTCTCGGCAGACCGATCACCAGATCGTTCGTCGTTCCCGAACTAACCACATTGGTCGTTGTCACGATATTGGTCGTTGTCACGATGTTGGTCGTCGTAAATATATTTGTGGTAATGTCCACATTCGTGGTCGTCACGTAATTCGTCGTGATTACGACGTTCGTGGTTGTCACGACATTTGTCCCGCTGATTGCGCCGTAAACTGTGGCGGTATAAAGAACGAGCGGGGTGAGAGCCGGGAACTCATACCATGTTGACGCCGAATTACTGATCGTTATCGCGTCGATGTTGCTCTGCAATCCGGATTCCGCGCCTATTGCCCGGTTCCGTTCCGCAACCACCTGATTGGAAATCACGTTTTCTGCGGCAATAGCGCGCGCCTGTTCTGTCGTGGAAGAACCGATTGCTACTTGCACATCGCTCGTCGTCGCCAATTTCTGCCCGTCCACGCGGACCGAGCCCGGCGTGATCACGAATCGGCCGTCTTCCGTGGCCGTGTTATTGTTCAATGCGCCGAGGCCGACCATTGCGGACAAAAATCCAAGGGTCATCGCCGTTGCGCCGATAATTATTGACCGCCATGTAATCACTTGTTCGCCTCCATTCTGTAATCCGCGACACCTGGATCGCACCGGGTTCCGATAGCAATCCACTCCACGGTGTCGTTGCAAGTCGTAGTTTCGGCCTCGATGTCAAAATCGACGCTGGAGTTCACCTTGACGCATCGCACCTTCGTCCATCCGGCGTTGTTGTATACATTCACCGTCAGATTGGTCAGCATGGCATCCAGTGTGTGCGGGATCAGGCCGTAGTAGGCGTTCAGGTTGATACTGGCTTTGCCGCCGACGAGCATGGTCTTGCCGCGGTAAAGCAATTCAACCCGGGGACTTTCGATGGCGGCGTGGAAAAGATATTTGCCAGGATCACGAGGATGCTGGATACGAAAAGATTTTGTGCCTCCGGCGTACATGCCGCGTTGCGCGATTATGTTTCCGTAGGGTGCGCCCAAAGTTGGAACCATTGCGGAAAGATATCCCGCGTCGCCGACAACGATATCTCCTTCTGTTACGATGTGCGATCCGTTTGCTCCGTAAATACCCACATTTGCGTATGTTGTGTTTGCATAGGCCACAATTCCGTGATTGGCATAAGCAACTCCGCGAAAATCTGCCACACCATCGAATCTGTTATATCCGGTCGTATAGAAGTCGGGTGATCCATATGTTCCGCCGGTCCCGTTAACCGAGACTTTGTTCCGAAAATTAGCCACGCCTTCGTAGCGGCTGTATCCCAATACATAAAAATCTGGACTTGCATACGAACCAGTAGCTTTAACAAGTGTTAACGCGCCATAATGAGCCGCTGAACCGTTAAATGTCGCCGCGCCGTTTACGCCCAACGTGCCAACTGCTGATATGGCGTTGCCATTCATATTAAGCGGGCTGACCGCCGGCGACCATGACGGCCAGATGGACCACGATCCGTATCCGCTGGCGTCCGATAAAAGAACCCTGCCCGCTCCGGCTCCGTCGGTAACCTGAATCTTTGTGGCGTTCTTAAGTTTGTAGCCTCCCATGTCAATGTCAGCGGTAGGCAACACCGTTCCGTCTTTCTTGAACACGTCGGCGCCATCGGTCAGATTGGCAATGGTCTTGTCCTGCCAACTGCCGTACCCATAGGCGTTGCATACCAGCCATTTATTGGCTCCAGATCCCACCGGAAAATAAAACACGCTCATGGCATTCGAGCCATTACACTGATAGATGTTGGTCGCTCCCCCAAATGCGGCCAGCGATTGTCCTGACCAACTCAATCCTGCGCCATCGTTGGCCTGCCAGTCCACGCGGTATGCGTTGGTCACGATTGCGCCTGACGATACAACGGCAAACGTCGCGCCGGTGGTGGTCACGGTCAGGATTACCGGGGTCAACAGTTCCGATATGTTCGTGCCGACCGGGGTCAGGGTAATAAACGGTACATTCGGGAAGGTGAACAAATAGTCAATGGGCGTCACGCCGGATGGATCAATGTAAACCGTGCCGTGAATCGAGTTGGTTGTGATGTATAGCGTGGATGGGATGCTGGGGAATTGAATAATGGCTTGGCGGCCAACCTTCGATACGTTGCCGGTTGGACTCCCGGTGTCTGCGCCCTTGACGGCGTTGGTCAAGGTTAAGTCCAATTCGGGTCGCAGGCCAGGGATATCGGAAATCGCGTAGACCCCACCGCCGGGGTTCACGCTCTGCGAAATACCCGCACTCAAAAAGCAAAGGAACGCCAAGACGGCGACTAAATATTTAGATGTCATGCGCCCCTTTCGGTTAGGGAAGGACCGTTCGGTCAATTCTTAGTGTCGATCCGGTAGCATCGTAGGGTATGGCTGGATAAGTAATGCCTTGCCCCAAGAATGGGTAACTTATCGAGGCTCGTACAGAAAGGGTTTTGCCGTTCACGGTTATTGCGGCAGGGCCGTAATTAAAAAACGACAGGCTCACTGCGCCTGCCGCAACGACTCCGGCTCCGGTGACATCATCCGTCGGGACGGACACGACCTTTGCCGCGGGGTCCGCAACAGAAACCGTGGCACTTACGGAGAGATCACACCCTGAAGGACAACTTGAGCAAAGCATACGTTCTCCTCTCGGGTAAAGCGGGGGACACCGGAAAGGAAACGGCGCCCCCGCCGATGATGGGGGAAAGGAGACCCATCATCACCCGGAATGGTTGTTACAATCCCATTATGAATCTGTTTGTTCCGATCAAGGCCGTGCCGGAAACGTCATTGACAACGCCTCCAATCGCAATCGTGTGTTCGCCAATCGCAACAGAACGCGCCTCGCGTGTTCCAATTGCGATGCCGGTCGGATCGGTGGCAATGCTTCCTGGCCCGATGGCAGTACCTCGATTTACATCTTCGTCCAATTCCATGCGGATCGGCACGGTCTTCACCGTTACCGTCCCGTTGGTTTGCGTCACGGTGACGGTGCTGGTGTAGATCCCGGCGGCCACATTCGTTGTGGTGAAAGTCGCCGTAACCGTGTCGAACTCGCCGGTTGAGTCCCCGCTGGTGGCAGAAACCGCCAGCCAGGTCGAAGCCGTCGGGATTGATACGGTGTAGTACGACGTTCCGGTTCCGGAATTCCAGACGGTGATTGCCGCCGTGGCCGGGCCGCTCAGGGGAGTGCCGGTTACTTTCAGGCTTTCAGGACCAACCTGCAGGGTCTGCGCGCACAAGGCGCCGGCAGTCAAAATCGCCAAAATCACTGTCGCAATGAGTTTCTTCATGAATGATGCTCCTCTATACGTTAAGGTTGCTGATTCTCTACGCTTCCGAATATCCTTGATTCATGAGGGGCCGGCGGGGTTGGCCGCCTGGCCCCTCGGTTAATTACTGTCGTTTACGCGCAAGCCACGGTTGCAATCCCGCCGCCCACAGCCGCCCAAGCAGCTGCCGTAGCAAAGGTCAGGACATATTCCGCAGGAGCGCCGCTGTCATCGGCGATCAAAGCCGCCACGGTGGAAGCATCCTTGAATGTCACGGTCACGGCCGCATTGGCTTCGCAGCCCAGTCCGTTGGCGTCACTGATGGCAACCTTCACCTGCTGGTAGCTGCCGGTGCCGAGCTCATCGATCGGCGTTACGTCCGTCACGGCCTTCGCGCCGCTTGTGGCGTCTTCGCACGGTTCGCACAGAGCAATCGGCGTATGCGGACACCGTTTGACGAACAGCGTCACGGCATACTCGTTGTTTTCCAGCGGCTTTGCGAATCCCTTGAACCGTCCGAAGAACAGGCCTTTTTCGCCCAGCATGTTGGTCGCCCGGTCGGGGATGTTGATCCAGCGCATTTCGCCGTTGTTGTTCGGTGTGGTCCCGAATGTCGCGCCACTGATTTTGCCGGGGGCCACAGGCGGGATCTGCTTCTCATACACGTTCTTGATGATGATGTTGATGATCGTGTATTCCGCCTTCAGGTACTCGGGATCAGGCTCCCAGCGACTGCCCTGGGTAATCGTTTCCTGTTTGAAGGGAACGACCCGTTCGAAGAGAAGGTTGCCGTTCGCATCGTGGCCGATATCCTTGAAGCGCGGGGCCATCAAGTCAAACGACAATGCATAGTTGCGGAACTTCCTCAGTTTCCCCACCCCGTCGATCAGCAGACTCGGGTTCGCGTACAAGAACTCTTCGCGGAGTTTTGCGTCGCGGTGGAGCATGTCGTCGAAATCGAACGGATGCACGTTGAACCCGAACACCGGCATATCGTTGTCGGTCGCCAGCGCGCCGTCAGGGCACTGCAGTCCCAGCATCTGGCTATAGAAGTCCATATGCTTCGGCGACAACACGGATATCCGCGTGCCGGCCGGAACGGTGATGCGCGTCGACGTGAACGGATCGTACGTGAACCGTACGGGGGTCAGGCTGCCGGTCAGGACGAACTTGTTGGCGAAATTCATGTACATTTCGCGCCCGAAGTTGTCCCAAATCTGCACGCCGACCGCGGCGAACGAATCGAGGATCATCTTCAGCTGTTGTTCGAACTGCCACTCATACAGCCATTCGTTGATGCAGTAATCGGGGCTCCGCCGCGCCGTACGCCAGCCGGAATATTCTTCGGTTTTGAAACCGTATCCCAGCATATAGGCCGTTTGCGAGCACGGGTCGAAGCCGGGATCTTCCGGACTGTTGGTTCCGGGGGCGCGGAACGTTCCTTCCGGCTCCCATTTCAGCAGGCCGCCCTGGTCGTCCATGCCCGGATGAAAGGTCGACACCTTGCGGATGTAGCCTTCTCCGAGCGTGAATGCGCCCTCGGGTTGGATGTTGCGATAGATCGATTTGAGTTCACGCAGTTTCTTGCGAATGACCTTGTCGTAGTTGTTGGCTACGGTCAGCATCGCACGGTTGAATTGCTCTACGGAAAGGGAAAGGGCTGTACCAGACATGGCGGGTCCTCCTATGAGGAAAAAGTTCAAGAAGATTGTCTCGCACGGATCGCCGTGCGCGCCGCCGGGGAAGCGGTCTCTCCCTGACTTTTAACGCTGTCTAAGCGCCGCCGGGGAAGCGGATTCGCCCTAACCTTATCGCTGGCTCTTGCGCCGGCCGAGGCCGCCGGATTTCTCTCTCGCCGTGGAGACGGCTGGCTCCGCTTACGCGGCATCTCATAACTACAAATTATTGCTCATGTGACGCGTTGTAACGCGTTGTATTCTTTTTGTCAAGTTTTTTTTATATAAAATTATTTGCGCAACTCCGCCATAACATCTCCGACAATGTCGGAAGCCGTAGCTTCGTCCGCATTCGCGCGCGGGGCGCGCGGAGTTTCCGACGTGCGGCCATCAAGAGCCGGGCGCATACCAAAGTTTTCTTTTAGTTGCTTTTGCAGGTCTTCACGCAATGCCTTTTCCTTGCGATACAAGGACAGGTAAACTGGAGCAGCCACACCCAGTATCAGGTGTTCGGCCTGGGCAAGTGGATCGTCTTTTGAAAACAGCGCCTGCACTTTGGCCTGCAAGACAGCCACGTTCTTGTTCCACTTTTCGTTTCCAGCCCCTTCAAGTTGCCTGAATACAAAATGGCCGTCCGACAAGACTTTCAAGGCGGCATTTTTAAACATGGCCATACGACCGACCTTGTCCTTGGTCGCCAGTTCCTGAGCGTGGATCTGTTCCTGTTCCGACAACGTTGCCGTGGCGCGGTCAAGATCCATCTTCCGCATTTTGTCGACGTGATCATATTGGGCCAGAAGCGGCGCCAACAGCGGAAGTACATCCGGTGAGATTTCGTTTGCCAGTTCGATTCGACGTTTGGGCGAAGCTTTCAGAATGTCCTGGATGGTTTCGTCTTTGACTTGCCATTCTGTGACAATATCCTTGATCTGTTCGAAAACCGCCTGTTTCGGCACGTCGTATTTTGCCTTAAACCGTGGATCGGCTTCGAGTTTAACGCGGCTCACCAGGTCGTACGCCTTGTCCAGTTCGGCGCGTAACGCATCAACTTGCTTCTGGTGGTTGGCAACAGTCTCAATGGTCTGGGCGGCAAGATTAGGGTCTACGGCTGGGGGCGGCGCCGTCTTCAATTTCTGAAGCTGGTCTTCGGCGGCATTGAGTCTCGCGCGCAAAGAGGCAAAAGCTTGGCGCGTAGCAACGTTCCAATTTTTCGCCTCTTTGGGTTCTTCCTCGGCAGGCGCCGGCGCTGGTTGCTGAGCGGGCGCGTTTTTGTTGCCAAGCACTTGATCGGGAATGTCGATGTCATCGAAATTAAGTTCTCCTGCAGCCGGAGTTTGCGCGGGATTGGCCGGAGGAGTCTGGGCGGCGGGGGCATTCGCGGGTTGCGCCGGCGGGTTTGCCGGATTCGCAGGTTTTTCCGGCGCCGGAGCAATAGGAGTTACGGCGGCCGTAGGTTCGGCTGGCGTCACGGGTTCGTCCTCGGTTTTTTCCTTCGTTACCCGATTCACTATGTTGTCAACATCCTCGTCTTTCATGGGGTTCCTTTCTGTTTGTTGCCAAAATGCTTTTTCAGCAAATCGTTAATTTCTCTCATCGCATCTTCGGCCCCGAACGATGGATTCAAATCCTGGGTGGACGCCGGTACGTTTGCATCCAAGCGTTGAATACGTTCGAGGCAATTATGCCAGCCAACATTTTTCCCTACTTCAATCAGTGCGTTTTCCGCCCGAACCGTTGTCGGACTTGGTTCCGCAACAATGCCCTCGCTTTTAACTTGGGCGAGAACTCGTTGGGTCCACGGGAGCGCCAGCCAATCGTGATACGCTTTGTTCGATTCCGGGTTTTCGGTTATCTCTGCAACAAACGATACCATGGCCACTCCTTTGCTTATTGTGCTGGGGTCGGCGTTTCAGGCGTAATATTCCCGTTGCTCTTGGCTAATTCGCTCTCGGCGTTTTTGCGTCTGATATTGGCCGCTGTCTCGGCATCTTCGAGCGCCATCTTGTGCTCGGCCGTTTTGGCTTTCAGGGCATTCCGTTGGGACACATCCATTTCTCGGATTCTCATCTTCTCGACAACTTCGGTGATTTTCGCCTGCAGCTGCTGATCATGCACAGCCTGTTCAGCCGCCACCAGGCGCTGTTGTATTTCCTGCGCCTGTTGCTGTTGCTGCTGTTGCTGTGCAGCCAGCGTCTTCTGCATCATTCCAAACACTTGACTCAGTTGATCGAGTTGCCCCTTCATTTGCGTTACCATTTCTTTGCGTTCCGGGTCGCGGGAAAGCGCCATCATGTGATCGCTCATGTGTTTCAACCCGGCCGCCATTGCCGGAACAGCCACTGCAAGATTAATCGATTGCGGGTTCTTCATGAAAGCCGCGGCAAACTCAAGTATCCTGGGCAAATGAATCAGCCAGTGAATTGGGTGCGGTTGATCAATGCCAACAATGACCTGCTGTCCGTTCATAAGATCGTTATTTTCGAGCGCGGCGATACTATGTTCGCTCGTGGGGAGCTGGTTCCGATTCGTTTTTGGTACGTACCGGTCCACCATGGAATGTCCTACCAAGGCCGCATAACGGTCACGCAGTGCATTCCTTTTGCCAATCTCATCCACCGCGCTGTGCGAAGATAATGCCAGCGCTTCGCGAGTCACCATATCACGCATGATCACCGAACCGTATCCGACCGCCCGTGTCGCAGTTACGTAGCAACGCTCCGTATTCAACAGCGATCGCGGCACTCCGCGTTTGACGCAACGGTCAATAAACCTTTTCGCAATTTTGTAACCGCCAGCCTGTTCGGGGTATTTGTTGTTGACCAAGCGTCGGAACATTTCGCGGTGCATGGAGTCCAGGTAAAGATAATGGATGCTGATCTGATTCTTTTCCAAACGCGCCGACCGCATTTCGTCTATGGTCACTTCGCGCGCGGTGCGGTCTGGAAGTTCGGGCCCCTCCTGCGTTTTCTTGTAGACGCCCGAATTGTTGTTGAGAATTTGTTGAAGCATCGTCCTGACGCCGACCAGTTGATTCAGTTGCGGCTGGAACGAGGTCTGAACGGGGTCATATCCTTCAGGGAGAACGGTGATGGGTCCAATACGAACCAGTTGCGGTTGCCCGCCTTTACCGAGCTGAGTTTTCAAAACAAACGAGCTCGACATCATCGCGCTGTCGACCGTGGAGCAAATGAACTGGTTGGAAATCAAAACATGCGGATAAATGCGGTGGCCAAGACCCTTGACGGATTTGTAATACCCATCTCCGATGTTCCACAAGAACAGGTCAACCACCTGATCCATGCTGTCAAAATCTTCGTACCCCTCGTACAGGTACCCGGATAGCTCTTCGTCCTCGTAAATAATGACCCGCGTGATCTTGCCGGAAAATTCTTTCCATAAACCATTGATTACCCGGATGGGATTGCAAAGCGTTTTCGAGGCGGCCATGTCGTTATTTTTCAGTTGCTGCTGGAGCGTCTCGAACATACTGGTTTGATATTTCTGGTCAGTTGTGTTCCCGTTTTTGCTTGATCGGATGATGGCTTCACGAAGCAATGTGACATTCCATCCGGCTTTTTCTGCAAGTTCTTTTGATTTTTCATCCTTGATCTTGTCAAACAGTTCGTGTGCCTGATACGAATCCCTGAACCCAATGATTTCCAGTTCGCCGCTGGTAGCTTTTGCTTCCGGTGGGATCAGCAACGCGGCGCGCTTCGTTACTCGTGGGCGCCAATCGAACTTGTCCGGCCAGAACATTGGTCCGATACCCGTACACAGCATTTCGTGGGTGCACAGAATCCGATTGAAATAGTAATCCGCCCATGACGTCACGGCCCGGGTGTATTCTTCCTCGATGATCCCGGCAAAATCCTGTCCGGGATCTCGAATAACTTCGTCGTCATCCGATGAAAGCGAAACGTTGATGAGTTGGGGAACCTCCATGTCCAATTCCCAAATCGAAGCCGCGTTGGTTTCGATGATGGCCTCGGCTTCGCGGAAATTGACGTTCGTGCGCCAGGACTGATGCATGTCCTTCAAGGTTTGCGCAGAGTATTGCGGGTTGCCATCAATGAGGCCTTGGATCTGTGCTCGGTAAAAAGCGGCCGTATTGTCGTCGTCCATGATCCCCAGGAAAAGCTGATATGCCGACTTCGCATCGGCGATCCTGGTCTTGGGCGCCTTCCCCTGTTCGCTTATCGTTTCGACTTTGGCTTCGCCATCCATGGTGTTCCTCCGGCAAAGAGAAAGGGCGACAATCAGATGGTTCAGGCACCTGACTGCCGCCCTTTGCTCTCGTTCAAAACATCTCGCTGGCCGGCGGGATATTCTGGCCGTTTAAAATTGTGTTGCCGGATCAGGTGTTTAGCCTGAACTTGCTCCGGCGACAAGTTGTGGCGCGGGGATAGGAGTGGGTCCTATTTGATTGGTATTCGCTGCCACACATTTTGATTTAATACATTCGCGTTTCCAACAATGTTCGGGATACACGTCCTTGTCGTAGATGAAACCGGCATGCACTCCGGCGTACAGAATAATCCCATCACATGCACAGACGAATAGATACTTGTCGTACGGTGTTTTTCTCTGGTTCGTCCATCCGCCTATCCAGACATCCAACCCTTGACACGTGAGGCACACATTCTTCGAGTTGCTTGAGCAGTTCAAACACGAGCCCGCCCGTAACGTCGCGGAATCTTGATCAACAAGTTTCTGTCCGCTCTGTTTCCACGCCAGCAAAAAGGCATCCGTCTTCTGCATGACGTTAAACCGCGTAAGTGTTGCTTCAGACATTACTCGGTCTTCCGATAGACCAAGAACTAATTCAGGCGGGATGTTTAAACAAATATGTCTTTCGATATGCGCATCAAAATCGGCAGGAATAGGAAGACCGTTGGCGCGCCTATGTTCTTTGCATTTTTGAAACAAGTCGTTCTTGTTGGCGCCGAAAATCAACATCCCGGTTTTCACATCCGTAAACCGCCAGCCGCCCGGCGGTTCCATGTTGGGATATTTGAGACGTGGCCATTCGCTTGTCATGCAGCGTTCTCCAAGGTGGTATATGTCTCTTCGGGCGTAGTAAGAAACATTTTAGAGTGGTTGTCAAGCTCATTTTCACTATTTATTTCATCTGAACGCGTCGCGTTTGAACGTGGCCCATAGCCTGGAGTTATGCCAAGGCGTTCCCGAACCAGCGCAGTCATGATAACGGCCGCATCGGCAAAGTCTGGACTTCGTTCGGTCCTGACCTTCATTGCGGACTTGGGTTCGATGCACACCGGATTCAATTTTTCAAGCAATTCGCGTGAGCAAAACTCCCGAATCGTGTCGTCGTCGAGTCCGCGAATGTGGTTGTACCGTCCGAACTGGTAGAAGATTTGCCAAAGTTCCGTGACCCGATTGGCATATCGCTCCTTGGCCGTCACGTTCTCTTCGACACTGATCGGCAAAGTTGTTGGCGCTCCGCCAAACTGAACCCGCATGATACCCTTGCCCCATTCCGATTCAATAATGTCTGCGAGCGCTGTCTGGGTACCTGATATGTCCATTCCAAAATCCTGCGGATCTACGCCGTGCGCCAAGCAATTCTCCTTGATCTTTCGCGCCGTCACGAAATTCATCGGTTCCGCCTCGGACATTTCGAGCGGGATGATGATAGGCTCTTGGAACTCGATCACAAACGTCCCGGTTATATCTTTGCCGAATCGCGCGAAGCGTTGCACGCACCGGTCCCCACCCAGGGCGAACGCCGGGTCCAAAGAAGACAGCGTCCTGTATCCGTTGGCCCAAACCACCTTGTCTTTGCAGTGGTACTTGACAAAGAACGATTCTGCGAACAGCGTGCGAAGCAAGCCTTCCGGCGGAATGAATCCTATCGTCTGGCTCCAGTACCTGGGCGAGTTTTCCCCGTACCATTTGATTCGTTGCTCGATGTCTGATTTTTTCAGTAGGTACGGATATTTGTGCGGTTCCTTGACCGCCGGTGACTTGCGTCCGTCGAAAAATAGGCACTTTCCCCACTTCGTCGGCCATTCTTCCATCGACATATTGATCGAACCCCAGCCTCCGACCGGTTCAGAATAACGACCGAGCGGATCTGTTCGGCTTGTGGGATTGCCGATGCCAACAAAGTGGAAGTCCTCGCCGCCCTGTAGGTTGCTGACTGCCGCCACGGCCGCCTCGCGTGTCGCCTGCATTTCATCCACAACCAGAACATTACGCCGGTTGTGCTTGCCGATCATGTTGCCCATGGCCTCGTCTACAGTGCCAATGAGCACGGCCACCCCGAATATCCCATTCTTGCTGTTGTCGTCGCCCAGGATGATGGCGGTCTGCGCTTTTTTGTATTCCCCGGGCGGTTCATCCAGCGATTTGTAAAGCCGCACAATTTCGCCGAAGATGCGCTGGGTCAGGGATGGCCGGGTGGTGGAACAGACGGTGCAGGTCGTGAAGTGTGGCGCCGATAGCCAGTGAACCAGGACAATGGCCGCCATGTCGGTGGTCTTGCCGGCGCTCGATGGTCCCCACATGGTGAAAAACGATTCCGAGCAAAACGCCCGAACACGCCGTTCGGTCCACGGGGATATGCGGAACACGTTTTCCGACCAGAGCAAACGGATGCATTCGAGCATGATCTTGGCGCGTTCTCCCCGGTCCTCCTCGAGTACGATGCTCTTTGAATACGCCGCAAGCGCCATGGTCGCCTCGGGCGTGTCGTCGGGGAATTCGATGCCGTAACGTTCGAGCAAATCATCCTCCTTGGCAGAGTGTAAATACCGATTGCGGCAATGGATCGCCGGTATCTGGCGGTGATGGCGGTAAAGGCCAGTGATTCGGTTCTGGTTGTTTAATTTGGATGACGCAATCACATTCCGGCACCCACGGTGCCAGGTTCTTCCCGCAACTCGGGCATTTCCATCCGACCGGAACATCTTTGCTCACTTCCACACCCCTTTCCGGTATAGTCCTTTTGTGATCTCCGACGCGATGGTCCCGACCAACTCGCAGATTTGTTCATCCGATTTGTATGACACCTTCCTGCCAAACGTGTGCCCGGTCAGTTGCCATGACAGGAAATACAGGGCAGCGTGCGTGGCTTCGTGGGTCACAATCAGGTTCCCGATCTTCTTTGGGAAGATGATCCAGCCCAAACAGGAACGACCTTTGAACGCCGCTATCTTGCCGGTATGCACAAAGGCCAGCACTCGCTTGTTCCTGTGGCCGTAAATCTCGCGCACATCCTTGACGCTCTTGACCACCAGCACCACAAAGTACCCGCCCTTCCTGCGCCACTTGCTGTGACGGTCGGGTCGGATTTTGAACTCGGCGATGATAGAGGTGTCATGGTTCATTTTCTAAATACCCACAACGAAAACCAAATAAATACAAATCCAAATATAAGGCACAAAACGTAATAAATGGAATTTAATATATGGATTACTTCAATCATTGATGCCCCCTTTCCAGTATCGGTTGTGTCGGCGGGTGGTTTCATGGCAACCTCTTTTTGGATTTACGCTTCTTCTTTTCATGTTCGCGCCTTACGGCCGCCGTGGCTCGTTCGTTCCGCCATGCTCGGAACATTATCTTTCTTCCGCGTCCCCACTTGACGTGTTTGAAATCAATCTGGTGGACGAGTCCGCAGTCGCAACACGACATCTTGTAACCACGTTTCACCGGACTGATCCATTCGCCCGGTTCTGGTTTCTGGTAATTAATCTACGGATTCCTTTCCTTGTGTTGTTTCCGGCATTCCTCCTGGCGGTAAATTATTCATAGGGGAGGCCGCCCATGATGGAGTCGGTTTCACGTTCAAAACGCACATAAGGTGGACGCGGGGGGAATCGAACCCCCGTCCGCTGTCAGTTCGCAGGAAAATCTACGTGCGTATCCGGTTTAAGTCCGGCAACTTGGGGCGTCAAGTTTGACACCTTCCACCAAGATGCTGATGGGCTCAACATCCAGAAGCCATACGGTCGGTAGTAATAAGTCGTACTGGAGGTTACAACCTGCAATCTCACCTCGGTCCTATGCGACCTTAGGCCGCCATTTCGTACTCAGTATCGAGTAGTGTTTGGTCGCGGTTTAACGAGGCCAACGACCATCCTCGGCACGCATCTTTCTGCTGTCTGCCAACGTCGAAACCTGTCGCGCCCTTTCTGTTGTAATTTTATCAAATTAAACAGGATGCACCCTACTCGACGCTCTCCCTGCATTCACCATGCAAGACAAGCCGTCCGCCTACCGGGGTTTCGTCGGACCCATTCCTCAAGTGGGTGAAACATATACGTTTTCACCTTTTGACGGGCACCAGAGATACGCCCCGGTGTCCGGGCTTTCGCCGCATCCTGTTGTTTAAACTGATCAGGCTGTATGCGTACCCTCTACCTGCCGCGCCTCCCGAACTTGGGTACGGGAATTGAGTTCGTAAAGCGCCGCTTCAAGATGTTGGAGCGCGCGCTCGTTGGGACCGCAGGCGAACTTCGATTTCTGGTAATATCGAATCCGGTCGGCAGCCGCCTCGATCACGTCCTCGACAAATGCGCCATTCTGTTCTTTCCGAGTGCAGCCGGTCACACATCCATCTGGTCCGTCTACATGGCGCCCAAGGGGACCATGTTGCCAGCCGATGGCAAACCCTTGGCCAAATGTGTTGCCGCCTGCGGGATTTCCGCTTTCGTCGCTCCAATGTTCGGACTTGACTCCTGTACGCATGGGTGCTCCTTTCCTTGGGTTGTTCTTTATTTTAAGTGCATCGCGCAAATAGATTTTGCGGCAATAATTATCGTAGGTGTCTTTTGACACTGAGACGGCATCCATGATTCTTACCCTTCCGGTAAATCCTCGAAACCGTCCGCCGTCGGTGCCGCGATCGCCGCAAACGCCGCGCCCTTGATGTCGTCCGCTTTCTGCGCTACCACCGCCAAAATGTTCACCCGGATGGCGCCTGTCCCGCCAGCGCCTCCTCCGCCCGGCGCTTTCGCCGCCGTCCCCAGGAGTTCGCCCAGCATATCGTGCAGACTCTTCAGCGTGTCCGTCGCCGACTTCATCTCCTTGTCGTCTTGGGGGCCTATGGTCCCCACCCGATCCCGGAGTTTTTTCAGCAGCGCCCCCGCCACTTCTGACAAATCCCGGATGCAGTCCTCGCGTTTCCGGGAAACCAAGGCCTCAAGACTTTCCGGCCCGTCCTCTACTTCTGCGGTTCCTTTGCATCCTTCTACCCGAACCCTCTTTATCTCATCCGCTTGCGCCGCCACAGTCGCCTCGAGCAGTTTCTGCTTCCGCTCTTTCTTCCACCCCTCCCTGTGCATCCGCTGGTAAATCGCGTGGACGCTGACCAGGTGGATCTTCGCCAGCTTCTGCGCCGTCGGAACCCCGTCCTCCATGTACGACCGCTTGATGGCCGCCCACTGTTCCGGGATGATGGTCTTTCCCCTGAGTCTTTTCTTCAGCACCTGCCGCGCTGTCTCTCCGATTTTACGGGCTACTGTTTTGCGGGTCTCTGTCGGGTTGTTACCAGCCCCTGCTTCTTGTGTGGTTTCGTTTTCATCCGGTAGGTCCTCCATGTGTTCTTCTGTCAAGACATCCTTCATGTTTCCGCTTTTACCACATTGCGTTACGTTGTCAAGTATTATGTGCGCCGGGTTTGTCAAGTAGATAGGAGTTTTGGGCCAAAACATGCGAGAGGGATATACGAACCTCACCCCGGTCGCGCGCGGGTCTGCCGCCGGTCGTTTCGCGAGCTCGTCCAACCCCGCAAAAAGGATGCTTTTTTGTGCAAATACCCGTCAAATCTGGTTAAGGACACATAACTGATCTTATGCGACGTGGCATGACAATGCGTTACGTTGTGGTAAATATATGCGTTGATGAAAACGTTTGATTTTGCGCAAAAGTAAATTTTTTATTCAAAATCAATATTCTTCTCGATGGGAACAAGTGGAACACAGCAACGAAACAGAAAGGCAGAACAGATGAACTATACAACCGCAATAGTAATGATGCCGCTGGTAGAAGAGCCGAAGAGCACGCGGGTAACAGGGCCGAAAGATGTGTACGAGTTTTGCAAAGACTTAGGCGCACTGGCGCAAGAATCTTTCCAGATATTAACGCTCAATGGGCGGAACAAGGTGATCAATCGGCACATGATCTCACTTGGGATGATTGATTGTAGCGCGGCGTGCCCGCGTGAAATGTTCCGGGCGGCGATACTGGATAGCGCGAGTGGAATCATCTGCGTACACAATCATCCGACAGGGGAAACGACGCCGAGTTCGGCAGATATTCAGACTACAAAGCAATTGATGGAGGCCGGGAAGTTGATCGGGATAGCAGTGCTGGATCATGTGATCGTGGGCGGGGAAAACTATACCAGCCTGAAAGAATCGGGGTTGATGTAAGCGGGATGGGTTAACAGTCGGGAAAACAAAACAACAGAAAGGGGTTTGGAGTATGACAGCAGAACAGAAACAGGGATGGCTTGCGGCGCGGAAGCAATCGACAATCCAAGTGCTTGAGCGGTTGAAGAATGAAGCGCCGGCGGCATGGTCTGCGGCGCGTGTGGTCGGGCGCTGGGTGTGGGTGCAGTTCAATGCCAGGCCGGATAGGCAGATTATTGAAGGACTGAAAGCGATCGGGTTCACGTGGAACGGGCGGCGGGAAGTCTGGCAACATCCTTGCGGAGCTTGGTCGGCGCCAAGCCGGTATGACCCGCGGGACCGGTACGGGGAGCGCAAGGCAGATGATGTGCTGAAAGTCACGGTGGCGGCGTAACAGGCCGAAACCCGCATAGGCGGGTTTATGGGTAATGTGCCCATACTGACGAGGCCAGAATGCCCAGAGGATAAACACCATGAAGATTATCGTACACAAAAAAACGCTGACCGATGGGAGCGCGGTTTATAATGTGGAATTATTACAAGGTAGAAACCAAATCATCTTGCATGCGCCCGATGAAATGAAAGCGCGGGAAGTGGCGGCGCAAATACGGGATGCAGTTAATGAGTGTCTCAACGATGCAGTTGAAACGATTTATGACTACCCAAGGTGAAATATGACACGCGAATTCATACAAAAAGACCATATTGGCAACGTACGCGCTCGGTGGTTTGCGGATCAATTCAAAGACGGCGCGGCCAGACTGGAAGTCCAGGCATTTAGCGCGCACGGGTATTACCTGGCGCACAGAAGCGGCGAATGGCGGTTGCCGATTGAACGGGTTGATCAGGTGTTTGAGCAATTAACGACGATGGATTAAAGGGCGAATCCGGGCCGCGCATGGTACACGCGGGGGAGTTTTAACATGAAGGCACTATCAAAAGAAGCGGAACTGATTTTCAGGGTGGCCATGGCGCGGTGCGGAACGGGTTCCGGGGCCAGTTGCAAGATCGATCAAGCGCCCGGCCGGTATATAGCGCTGTGTGTCGAACAGATCGGGAGTGTCGATTACTGCGGAACAGTCTTCCCGCTCTGGTCGTTTGCCCATTACGGGGAGCAGAACGGGGATGCCATGCGGGATCCGGATGTGGTGATGATGGACGCCGGGCTGCAAGGGCTGTTCCCGGTATCCTGGCAGAACGATTACGTGGGCATGGATGATGACTGTCTGGTCTATGACGATTCAGGACGGGCAACCGGGTATCGAGTCAAGACCCAGGCGGACTTGGCGGCATTCTGCGGGATGTGGGCGGGTAATCTGAGGGAGCAACAGGGGTTGTGTTGAGGGGAGAGGGCGGTTTTGAGGGTAAAAAGTGTGAACGATGTTGTTTTTTACATAAATGGTTAAATATACGTCGATTATAAAGCGTGAACGCTGTGAACGATCAATTACCATATGGGTAGGGCTTAGGAAAAGAGAGGAAGATTTTATAAAAAGGAAATAGGAGTACTTCAGAAGCAAACATCGTTCACAGCGTTCACAACCGTTCACACTTGACAAACCAAAGAGAAATTGTCATGGGTTGTGAGCGTTCGCGGAGTGAAAATAGACCGTAAAGGGAAAAGTGTATGGTTGTGAACGTTCACAGAAAAGCGCGAACGTTCGCAATATGTAACTTTTCTGGCTTTGGTGTTGGAGGGTCGACGGTCAAAATGAGGGTAAAATCATGAAAAAGGAACACACGGTTCTTAATCAAACGCAGCGAAATCGTCTGACGACGGTCTACGCGGCATATCTTGCCGGAGAGTTCAATCAACGAGAATGTCGGCGCAGGTTGCTGGTTGTCTGTGGCAACCGTCAATTGGCGCGTGATATGTTCCATTTGTTAGCAACATAGATTGGCCCATCCACGGCCAGGGAACTGGCGGGATGTAGGCAAGCGGGGTGACAGGATCATCCTGCGGGGAACCGGTCGCTGGCGGGTTGTCGGCGACCGGTTTTTTCGCTATCGTAGGGGTGCAGGATCAACCAGGTGGGGTGGAAACAGCAAACAGAGAGGAAGACGGATGGAACCTAAAATAGACTCGGGCAACCAGGTTCAAGCTGAAGTTTTATCGTTCTCCACTCTTCAAGACAAGGACGGCCATGTTCTTGCCAAAGGGAAAGCTCGTGTTCGAGATGTACCGCGGCTGCATGGCAGTTTTTATCCAAAGCCCGGAGTATTTCTGGATGATCTTCGAGAAAAAGCAAGCTTTTTGGATACTGCAAAAAATCGGTATCGGGTTCTGAATTTTGTTCGGTGTTCGGCATGTAGTGTTACCCTCCATTACGAGTTTGATTTAGAACCAGTCAGCCGGCTTCATTGACCGTCTGTATTCGTCCGCGAATAGTGGATTGTCCCGTCACTTGCCAGCGTGAATATCGGCGGGTTGTCGTCCATCTCTGATTGGTCGATGTTCCAGAACATGCCGCGGGAACGCGATGGGTGGCGGAATGTTGGGTATTGGGAAATCTTTGATGATAAACTCAATATCTGCCCTTGTTTGACCAAATTCCTTACCACGTGGATGATCGAGCGATCGCCCATCTTGGCGTAATCAGGCACCGCCTTCTTTGCCCAGGCGACAAGGACCGGGCTGGTTAGCCAGGCGCATGTGGTTTCCGGGTCAAACCCCATCTCCGCTAAATTCTCCCGGATCACGGCCGCGATCTGTTCGGCTTCCTCTTTCTCGCCGTCGGCCTCGGATTTCCGCCCGGCGTTGGTCTTGAATGCCCGTTCGTAGGCATCGGCACCGCCGATCATGGTCGAAAATATCTTGCGTTCCCAGATTTTGAATCGGGTGGCCGGGGTGAAAGTGAACTGGGGGCCTTTTTCCAGCAGTCCGATGATGTCGGCAATGACCTGCAGGCGGTGGGAACGGATGAATTGCTGGATTTTGCTTTCCCAGGTTGAGTCGTAGACCTGCGGTTTTTCGAGGAAAATGAAGAACGCCCGGCTGATCAGGTCGCGGTTCAGGCTGGCGCTGTTGACTGTGATGAAATAAGTCAGGTCGTTGGGTCTGGTTTCCTCGCCGTGGCCATAAGGCGCCATGCCCGATATGCTGCCCTGGGTGATCAGGGTGGCCAAGGATGAGGACCGGAAGTAGCCTTCGAGGTTGTCGAGAAGGAAAATCCGCTTTTTGCGGCCGTCGGTGGAAAGCAGGCGCTTTAGGATGGTCCCGAAATTATTGTCGGAATTAATCTGCTTTTGCTCAATCCAAAGGGGCTCCCCTGATTCATGGTCTTCGCCGCCATAAAGGTAGGCCAGAAGCTCCACGAGCTTCGTCTTGCCACTCTCTTGCCCTGTGGTGCTGTCAATCACCCACATTGGGCGGTCTACCTTCGGCTCGTAGTAGAGTGGTGAAGCTACGCACACGCGGAAGAGGGCGGCGTCTTCCGGGGTGGCAAAGTTGAAGAAAGAGCAAAACTCGTTGAAATACTTGGCGTCCGGGGTGGGTTCGGGCAAATTCGGGTGGACGTAATAGACGTCGTCGCGCGCCGGCCAGTTTGGGATGCCGCTGATCATCTCGTAGCGCTGGCTGTTCCAATAGAGGGAGTGGAATAGCTGTTCCTGGGGAACGCAGCCTTCAAAGCGGACCCAGTTGACTTCGTGGCCGGATTTCTCGGCAATCCACGAGAATAACTCCTGGGCGGTGTTAATGATGCGGATCTCGCCCGTCTGCCGGTCGTGGTCAAACATCTTGCTCCCTACCCTGCGCGGGAAATCCCAGAAACGTCGGTGGATCTCGATAACCAGGTCGTTCATCTGGATGGGTTCCTTGACCTGTTTGGTTCGGCCGTCCGGCTGGGGGGCGTCGGCTACCCGATAGTTTGAGAATGACGTTTCGTTTGCCTTTTTTGCCACGCTGATTTCAGGCGGGGTGACTATGGGTGCCTGGCGCTGGGTGGTACCGGAAGAATCAAGCGGGGTGGTGTCCTTGATGATCTGTTTGAGCTGATCGCAAGTGCCGCCGGCGCTGATCCAGTCGGAAACGTCCCCTTTGAGCGGCAAGCCGGGCAATTCGACGATTTTGATCTGCTTGGCCACGGCGCGCAGCTGCTTGGCGACCAGTTGCCCATGTGCGCGCCCGACATCGTCGTTGTCTGGCAGGATGCAGACGTAGCGGTCGGCAAAAAATTGATTGTAGGCTTCGCGCCACTTCTCGGCGCCGCCAACATTGGTCGTCGCCGGAACGCCAATGGTGCGCAGGTTGTCAGCGTCCTTTTCCCCTTCGACAACGCATATCCAGCGCGAATTTACCCAGTCCTGCAGGTGGTAGAGGACCGGTTCTATCCCGTCCAGATCCCAAATCCATTCGCCCTCGTGTGCCGGGTCTGGGCGGCGCTGGCAAAAGGCTTTTGGTTCAAACCTGACAGTTTGGTGAATAAGGTTGCCGCTCAGATCCCGGTAGTCGTAGGCGCAAACGAATCGCCTGGCCTTGCGCGCCTTGATCTTCTCTTTGAGCCCGTAATACTCGCCAAGGTGTTCTTGGGCGGGCCAGATATCGCCGTCAAACCGCGCGCGGGCAACCATGTCAATGATGGACCCTCCTTCCTTGGTTACATGGTCGAAGAATCCTTGCCGGCGGACCGCGAAGGCGCCCGAGTCAGACCCGGGCCGCCACGGGCAATTGAACCGGGTCCATTCGCCGGTTTGGTCAACGACCAGCTGTCCGAGTTCGCGTTTCATGTATTCGACGCAGTCCCCGGTCTGTTTGATTTCGTCCCAAGAGTATAATTTCATTTAATGTTATTCCCTTATCTGATCGCGAGGTTCATACTCCGCACATCCCTTCGCATTCTCTGGCAAACTCAAACTCGTTTTGTCTTTCATCAAACGTGCTTTCGGGTACAGATAAATCCGCATCCCGTAGCGGAACACAAGACCGATGAACAAACAGACTGTCTGTAAGTGCGAAGTTACAAGACGCCTGATCATTTCGTATTCCATCGTCAATCTCACACGCACGTGTCCAGTCTTCTGGAACGGATTTTATTTTCGCCCATTCTTCGTTGCTGTGGTACGGACAAAACGTGCAGGCCGACCGCGGAACACAATGCGGAATGTTTTGCCGTTCCAGCCATGATCTGCAACCTGCCCGCGTTGTATTGGATTCAAATAGCGGAAAATGTGCCTGCCATTGGTCCTTGCCGTAGAATATAGCACGCACTCGCAAAACACGGCGGGCCTCGTCAAATGACAGTCCCATGTATTGGTGCACAATTATATCTTTTGGTAGGCGTTGATGCGGTTTTAGACCGAGAATGTCGCGCCGAATTGCACGGTCAACTACTTCGGTTTTATATTCTTTCGTACATTGTCGTCGCGTCATGCCAACCTTGCCGTCTTTGCTCAACGTGAATGCGGGAATAGAAGCAAAGCGCTGGTGGATTCCATCTCGATTTTTGGTTGTCATATAGCTGGCACCAGACGGACGAATACCATAAAGTAGTCCATCGCCAAGACGATTACCTGCGTTGCGTTCAATAATCGGTGGGCCTGGTTGTGTTTTCAACCATTGCAAATGCGAATATACCGCCTGGGGTTCTTCTCCAGTGTCAGCAAATACGGCTGCGTCAATTGGCGGCATGATGGGATGTTTCTGCATAGCCAAGAGGTAGAGCATGGTTGACTGAACGCCTGCGCCTAAACTGATGATATGAAATTCTTTCATGACTATTTTAAAGCTTTTATGGCCTCCTTAATCGATATTGCTAAGTGGTCAGCCATTTTGTACATCAATTCGGGTTCTCCGTTGGCTAACAGGATTACCAGTCGCTTGCCGGCGCCCACAAAGTATCCCGCCTCAATGTGTGCGCTTCGCCCGCAAGGCATTACCATGATACACGCGTCCGCCCATTCCATCGCGTTCCAGTCGGACTCAAACCCATCCCGCGCTGTCGGATGGTTCAACGCCGCCCGAAACTCTTTGGGAAGCCACCCTCGCCAGAACGGATCAATGTCCGACCAGTGAAATCCGTGTTCTCCGGGTCGTGGGTTTTTGAAGTCATAGACCTCGTGTCCGGCGGCACGACAAGCAGCCACAACGGCGGGCTGTACATTGTTACGCCAACTGCTTGCCACGTAGACACGGCGAGTGTTCATAGGTTCCTTTCCCACGGCTCGACCCAGGGGAGGCCGATTAGATTAAATAGCTCGCGCTCCTCACGGACGGGGTGTGTTTGACCATCTTTGTAAAGTATTCCATTTATGGAATGGTAACCGGCGCGACACCAGCTGGTGGCCAGGATATGGTGGGAAAAATCGGCACTACCGGTGCGGATGGCGAAGATCAGCCCCCAGTTTTCCGGACGGGTGATGAAAATATCGAGGGCGACACCCTCGGGAAGAAGGCGCTGCGTGTATTTGCCGGTGGGTTTGCCTTTGACGGCCGGCCAGCGATTCACGAGCGAACAAAATCCCGGATCAACTATGGTGTCGCCGCCAAAGAACATGCCGGTTTCCCAAGTCTTGGGAATGCAGACAATCTCGATATCGCCAACCTCCGGCTTGCGCCGGCGGATGCTACCGGCAATCTCAATCCGCTCGCAGAACGGGGCAAGTTGGGCTCGGATGCGTTCCGCGATTTCGGTTGCTTGGTTAAGGTTCATGGTTTTTTAGTTGCGCCTGTTGCGTTGTTCGACAGAGACACAAATCCGTTCTCTTCCACATCTACGGGCACACATCCGCGCGGTTTGCCTCCGATACGTTCCCGCGGAATTGGCCATCGGCGAGCGATCTCTGCAATTCCATCGTCGTCCATTGTGCCGTCACCGTTAATGATGATGTCCAATTGCGTCAACACACTGGATATTCCACGCCAATCTTTTTCAAGTTGTCGAATCCAACCCCATTCTCCGTTTCGGTTGCGTGTATTTTTATCACGACTTTCGCGCAGATAGAGATGCCAACCCCAGTAGAACGGACCCGGGCAATATTCCGCAATCAGGAATTGCCGAACCAAGCGCCCGAGGTTACGTCCATTCCGCTGTCGCTTCATGGCCGCACCTCAGCTTGGGTGTTCGCTGAATGAATAATAACCGGTCTGGCCCATTCCCTTTGAAACCGTGCCCACTCTGGAGAACGGTTTCCGGCTCGGTCCCGCCACACCATCGCCATCGGAGTAAATCCAGCAGCCATTGTTTTCATCATTCTGTTATTTGCCGCGACCATTGTGTCGCCTTTCCATCCACACAGAACGTAACAACGCAACGCATGACTGGTCGTGGTGAATCCTGCTGACAACATCATCTGGCCGGCTTTGCGCAAAGGTTCAAGATCATCTTCTGTGTCGTAGGCAAAAAATAATTGCCGCGGGCGAAGTTTGCGAAGTGCTTCTACATGCCACTGCTGCAGACGTTTGGCTTCCAGTCCTCCAGTGAACTGGGGGGATTCCGGTTGCCTTGCCAGCATGGCAAACACCATCCGAATATGGACTTCGCTGCATGCAAGCAGGTTGTCATCCAGAACATTCCAGCCATCAAATATCGGCAACTCTCTTACCGTCTGCCCCTCCCGTTGCCATACGTTACAGAACCAGCAATGGTTCGGACAACCGCGGCTTGTGATTACATATCCTCGTTTGAGATACATCCCAGGTACAAACTCTCCGCTCGCTGCTCCTGTCGCTGGTCCACCCACTTTAACCGGAGCCACATCCTTCCATTGCTTCGCCAGTTTCATGCCATAGTCAAAATCCCAGCTAAATGTGATGGAAACATGCACCTCGTCTGCTTCGTCAAACAAATCCGGCGGCCGTCCGATGGCAACCAGTTCATCGGTTGGCGTTGCGCGCGTTCGGCGTGGAAATACTCTGATGATTCTTTTCATAACCACTTTCCAATATCTGAATTCTGGCTTACGGCTGCCAGGACAATCGCCTTCGCTAATCCGCATGGCACCGCGTTTCCGATTTGCCGCACTACTTGGGTCTTGTTCCCGGAGAACTTGTAATCCTTGGGAAATCCCTGGGCGCCGGCAAGTTCGTGCGGTTGGAGCATTCTAAACCGGATATCCAGAACGTATTTTTCCCCTCGGATCTCCACAATGAGGCGAACCAAACCGTATCGGTCTTTTGTCGTGACCGTGTCTAACGGATCTTTAATTGATCGTGTTTTGGCCGTACCGTAATACTTAATCAGGAATGGTTCGCACAATGCCCCGCCGCCGCGACTGGTAACAGTAGGGATAGGTTGCTTGATACTTCTCGGCGTATTGCCGCAGTAGTATCCCTCCAGCGGCAGGATGAACGGTTCAACGATTGCGATAGCCCCTTTTGTGGCAATGGTAGGAACTGGTTTCGATATTGGGCGCAAAAGGCTTTTTGATTGTTGTCCAAGAAGCATCGGTTCGCATAGGGCCATGTCCCCGCGTTGGCCACATACCGTTCCTAAAGGTCTTTTGATTGATCGGACTCGGCGCTCGTTTCCGTGTTTATCTTTGCCGTTACCGTGCGCTACTTGAACAAGGAAAGGTTCCGCCAGTGCTAAATGAGTTCCCCCGGCTGTTACTGTGGGAGCTGGTTCATAAATGGATGCCGCATTGTTTGTTCCCCGCAGTTTTACCAAGTATGGATCAACCACACCGTGCCTCGCTTTTGTGGTTACTGTGCTCACTGGGCTTTCTGCTGACACCACGCCGTTGCCGTGGCCACCTGTATGGTCCATGGCAAAAACAAATGGTTTGATTCCAAACTTCTTTAACCCGATTTCTATCCTCTGGAGTGTCTTCAACGAAAGCGGCCGCTTCCGTTCAAAGATTGATTGCCCGGTCAACTTCCAGTCGATAATCTCTGCCGCCGATCGCCAGGGTCGCCGGGTGCCGAACATATCTTTATCGCCCTTCGGCGCGTGTGTCGGGTTAGGCCAGCATATTTTACGATGGCCACGGACCGCCTGAATGAATAAACGTCGGCGTGTTGTTGGGTCTCCATAATCAGCAGCGCAAAGAGTGCGTTTATCAACCCGATATCCAAGTGCTTCGAGACATTTGCACCAAGCGAGGAATATTTCTCCTTTGTGTTTTGGATCAGGAACGGAAACCAATCTTGATACTGTGCGCCCCTTGATTTTTATTTTGCGTCGAACTTTTATTAACGGCCCCCATGCTTCAAATTCTGGCACATTCTCCACCCATATTATTGATGGTAGTAATGCTTCTGCCCATCGAACGACGCACCAAGCTGTAGCGCGATTCTGATCGTTGATTGGTTTCCCGCCCCGAGCTCTTGAATGGAATATGCATTCCGGGCTGGCCCACATCGCGTCAAGTTCGTCTGCTTTGTATAAATCGCGCGGATTCAGTGCATCCAAACTCGCGCATAAATGTCGAGCGCTTGGGTGGTTTGCTGTGTGGGTGGCCACGGCCACGTTCCAATGATTGATTGCCGTCAAGTTTGTCCGATACCCTAACAATCGCAATGCCTCGATTGCGCCTGTGCTTGTTCCACCAGCGCCGCAAAACAAATCGGCTATGTTAAATTTATTCATCAATACCACTTAATCAAAACCATCTCGTTCGTCAGTGTCTTGTTGCCTTTTCGGAACGCGCTATTCTTCGTTGCCTGGATTGATTCCCATCTCCATCGACTTGCCGGATACAAATCCCGAATCATCGGGCAGTCATAATACGTGCATACTACCTTTGCCTGGCATTCCGCCAACTGTTGCGACAGCATGAAGTGTGGGAATACCCCCCCCTACTGTAGTACCATTCGGTCCCCACGTAGGGCGGGTCGACAAAAAGAACCACATTGGGTTTCTTGCCGTAAATCTCGACGCACTTCGTAAAATCCAATTCCTCAATAAACGTGTTCCGAAAGAACTCACCGATCACGACAACTTTTCGCAACATGTTTCGATATCGCATGATTTCTTTGATCTCACCGCGATCTGTCGTGCTTACCGAAAGTCCGCCGGACCGTACCTTGCCTCCGAAAGCAAACTGATGTCGATAAAACGTTGCCGCTGCGCGTTCAACACGGTCTTCCAAATACGAGAACGAAAATCGGTTCCGAATATATTTTTCTGAATCTTCCTCGTAAATCCGTCTCGACGGTGGGCGCCATCTCAGTTTCTGCAGGAGCATTACGCGCGCCGTTCTGTCCGCTATAACCCGAAACAAGTTGACTAAATCCCCGTCGACCTCATTGTAGACGCGCTTCTTGAACCCCGCGTTCATGATGATCGCACCTGATCCGCCGAATACATCAACCAGGGTGTCCGCTCCTGTTGCCTGCAGGTAGACCGCCAGGCGTTTGGCAATTCGATGTTTGCCGCCGATGTATGGGATGAATGAAACCATGTGTTCTAACCGTGATTTGTGTATATGCTCCGGCTTTGTTTTTGCGCATGGATGATCAGGTCTTCGGTCCATCGCCGGCCAATTTCGCGAAGTCCGTCTAACGATATCGCACAGACTGGGAACGTCTGTTTGCCGTCTGACGCGACAAAGAAGTTTGGAACGGTAGGAGTTTTGATCATTACGGTCACTTTGATCTCTTTCATGTCGATCTTCCTTCAGCAAACGGTTACACGCATCATGCGCCGGGATGATTTCCCGCCGTCAGCATTTTGAATCCTTGGTCCTTGAGCGCGGAATAGAACGTCTTTTTCCCATCCCACACATAAGGCAAGAACACTTGCAAGAACTCGGCTTGCTGCATTTCGATCAGGCTCATTTGCACTTCGACCCAGTCCTGAACGAGTTTCCATGCTGTACGTGTGGCTTGGTCGCGCAACTTCTGCAACGTCCCGGAACGTGGGCGCTTAACTTTTGAGCGCAACATGTCGTAAACGCCGTCGGGGTTGGCCGGAAGACGGATAGTCATGTTTCTGTTTGGGATGTGGTCCCTGTTGACGATTAATCCTGGAACGTTTCGATCTTTGCTTTCAACTCGTCGAGTTCCTTTTGGACCTGGACGATTATGCGTTTAACCAGTTCTTTTGACTTTGTCCCTATTACTATAAACAAAGTCCGTGCAATAAGGCCGACACGCAACGCACATTCGACTTGTTCTTGATTGTTCATACTTTTCTTCCTGAATTTGCCATCCATTGAATGCAGGTCCGTTTGCTGTTCACAATGTTGATGCCGTGATAGAACGCCGACAATTGCCCTATAACACACACTCCTTTCTGCGCCCGCGTGATTGCGGTATAGATAAGGCTCCGGCTAAGTTGATACCAATGGGTTTTGAGACACACGAAATAGACATGGCGGAACTGGCTTCCCTGGGATTTGTGCACGGACAGGCAGTAGGCGTGGCTCATTTCCCGGCGGTGTTCGGCTTCCAGCAATCTCGGAGATCCCGGGTCTCGATCCAGGGTGACCCATAAGTCGCCGCTCACGTCCTCGTCTGAAACGAATCCCAAATCTCCGTTCCAAAGGTCGTCTTTTGAAAAATTCTTGTTGATGATAATACGGTCCCCGTTTGAGAATTTGTCCAGGCTGGGGTTAACGATGTTGCGCACCGCCTCGTTGATTGCGTCAATGCCTCCGTCTCTGTCACCTTCTCCGTATCGAGGCGAAAGGATCACATCTTGCGCGGGATCGAAGTAGCCAGCTTTAACCCACTTGATCAGTTTGTCTTCTGTGGCTTCCGCCGTGCCTGTTTCAACCATGCGGAATGTTTCGCCACCCGACACATCTGTTGTAAGGGGCGCTTCTCCGCGCCGGACCATCTGTCCGGCCTTGTGGACCGCTCCCTGGGCACGCCAACAGTGCGTCAGTTCTTGCACCATGTCGGTCCTTAACGCCACCAGGTCGTGAAATGGTTGGCCTTTGCCCACCGGAGCCAGTTGCGCGGGATCTCCAACCAGAATCAACTTAGGCGGGTTGAACGACAGCATCGTAGATAGCAACCAGGTGTCCATCATGCTGGATTCGTCGACAATCACAGGGCGGTTAAACGGGACAACGCGGTTAATTCGTTCGCCATCCCACTGCAATGCCCGGTGGATAGTCTCAGCGTAGCACCCGGTTGCTTCCTTGAGCCGAGCAGCTGCTTTCCCTGTAGGCGCCATAATCTCGACGTTCCCCAGTTTTTCGGAGATGGCTCGGATAACGGTGGTTTTGCCTACGCCGGCGCCGCCCGTGACAATGATGTCTCGCGTATCAGGGTCGCACGCGGCTTCTATCGCTGCCCGCTGTGATGCGTCGTAGTTCATATCAGTCCGGAGTCTCTAAGTTCCTGGTCAATCGCCTTGAGATTTTGCTCGATGTATTCTTTAACGTTAGGCCAATCCTCAATGACTGGCTGCGTGTATACCCAATCCAGATACGGGGTCGGCACCCGTGACATAATCAACCCTTTGTGGCAGCCGAACGGCATGAGAGACAGGTTGGTAATCTTCTCTTGGTTGAGTCTTACGCTGTTAGCTTGTAAAACCGTTGCCATATTTGTTCTTCCCTTTCATAGTCAATTTTGAGTGCAAAACAGTCAGGCGCAGGCATGATGATTTTTCCCGTTTCAATGAGTCGGTTCGCAGATTCGTCAATTCGTTTCGATCCGCTTGGGAAAATTTTTTCGAGTTCGCCTACAAGTAACACTCGTTCAACGAGTGTCCCGACCTTGTCATTCAACATGGTGATGATGTACAACACAGCGGCGTCCAGGCGGCGCGGATCGTCTTCGGATATGTCAAAGGATTGCCGGATGCCGCGGTCGACATCTTGAAATCCGTAGTGTGGAAGATCGGCCAGAATAAAGGGGTCAGCGTTCACCTTGCTGATAGTGTTTGCTTTCCACGCATTCCAGGCCAACGAAGACATGTTTAACGTGCATTTATGGGAAAGCAGAAAAGAAATCGCTTGCGTCTGTTCAGCCTGATCGATCAAACGAAGCATGGTATCTGACCAACAAAAACGTACAGCCTCGCTGATTCCAGAGACAAGCGCCAAGTCTTGGTGATCGAACCAAGTGTCGCCGTATGTCGCCCATATCCGCTCCTCGGCCGCATTGCCCATTCCCTTGGTCAGTTCGACGGCGTAGTGCAACAACGCGTGTTTGTCTTCCGGTACCTGCGGCAAGGCGGTATTGAAAACAAATTCGTTTTCCCCGTTGAACTGGCTGATCTTCCACTTGCCGCCAAGTTTAAGGCAGTCTCCGTCTTTCAGTTCAAACGGTATGACTCCCTTGCATATCCCGAGAGATGTTTTCAGGATACACCAGTTCGTATCAGGTTTGCGGTAGATCGTCTTTTGTACTGTTGCCGTTATCGTTTCGCTTGCCATGGATTTGCTGGTACCTTTCGAGCAGGATGCGATACGCTAATCCTGCGGCGGTGATGGGGTTGTCTGCAAACAGTAGTGCTATGCCCATCATGGTAAGGGTCGATATTTGTTTGATGATGAATTTTGGGGTTACGTCTGGGTGGTTGTAATCTCTGGCGAGAATTTGAGAGACGGTTCCCTCGATAATTACAACTTTCGCCGGCCAACCGGGCACCTTGTCGAAGCGCCTTAGAAAAACATCCCATCCGCTGGCGATCGATCCGACAAAGTCGTCCAACGATTTGCGTTCGATCGCGAATCCCGAATCTTCCGCCAAGGCGTAATCGAACACCGGAAGATAACCCCGCGAGACAACAGCCAAATGGTTGGGGAAATGCCATGGCTGTTGTTCGCGGGTGTCAATTACAATATGAATCCGGTCGCGCATTGTGGGCGCTCGTTAGAACGGCAGGTCGTCTTCCGGTTCGGCGGACTTGGCTGGCTGTGTTGCGGCCGGTTTTGCGCCGGTTGTGGGCGCGCTTACAGACTTTCCTCCAGTCAAAGCATTCCAGATGGAAGTTGCTTCGCTTGGGTCCATTTTGCGATGCCGCACAGGATTGAGGAATTGAGGTTTAATGCGTTTTTCGCCTTCGTATTCTTCTTCCTTGGTAACCAGAACGCACGAGATTCCGACAAGTTCGGATATCTTGTCCGGACTGAACGGCTCGCTCATTCCCAGTTCAATGCATTGACGCATCGATACTTCGTACAGCGGCTTGCCTTTGTTCTTTCCGCCGGTTACGATCTGGCGCGTGAAATACATATGGTAATCCATATGTCGGCCTTGCGGCGCTTCTTCCCCATCCGGGTCGGTAACGCATTTCAAGACCAGATCCATGCGTTGCGCATCTGTTCCCTTGGCTTTCATTTCGGCCCAATAGGCTTCGGTAATGGAAACCTCGAACTCTCCTACTGTTTTGATTAATGGCATGACTGCATTCCTTTTGTTAACGTCCGCTGCTGCGGGGTTTGATTTCGATCTTGAATTTGATTCCGGGTGTACATTCAACAATGCCTGAAGGATCGGCTTTAATCGCCTTCTTGATTCGATCCTCGTTCAGTTTTTTCCAGGCGTTGACTTTCGTTTGATCGATGGATTTGAATTCGACTGAGACTTTGTCCTCATCAATCACTTCCCAGATCACACGTTCCGGCATACTTGTGCCACTGGACTTAAGAACTGTGGCGGGCGGGGTCGGAACGGTTGCAGAGGGTGGCGCCAAATTAAAATCCTCGTCCTCGTCTACCAGTCCGGCGTCTATGGCCGCCTGGTGTTCCGCCTGTTGTTTTTCAATCTCCTTTCTTTTTTCGTCTTCTTGGCGTTTTGCTTCGGCGGCCTCTTTTCGCTTTTGTTCCCGCCAATAGGTAGCCATGATGTCCTGCAATCTGGATTTGGCCTGTTCCATTGGCGTTCTTGCTTTGTCGCTCGCTTCCTTTATTAAGGCGGCCGCATCTTGAAACGGGCGCGCAAAATCTTTACGCATAGACTCCAGCGTATTTGACATGCGCGTAATCTGTTTCAAGATTTCTTCGCCACGAGCGTAATCTGCAGGCGACGCAATGGCTGACAACGCGGTTACCTGTGCGACAAGCGAATCGCGCGTTGCCAACCATTGCCCATCAATAGTTACTTGCGTAACCAGGGCGGGCAGTTTTACAACAAGGTCAGTTGCCATGATCTTTCCCCTGATATTTTGCCGACTGTTTATTGAGGCTTATTGCTGCGGGTAAGTATCACTTCGCGCACTTTGGCCCGGTGTTTGTCCGTCATGGTGGGGTGATTCCACTTGGCCGCCGCTGCGAGTTGGGCGTCAGACAGTTCTTCCCACTTCTTGCCCTGTTGCTTTCCCGCCGGACACTTGGTCGGATCGTCATTAACCACTTCCGGGATGACGGTTTCGGGTTTCCCGCCGGAAGCGGCGGGCTCTTGCTGAACCGAAGACGCGGCGGGCGGGGCAGATAAGGGTTGCGCGGGCACTGAAGCCGGAGTCGGCGTTGCCGGGGGCGGCGGGGTTACGGGAGCATCGGTCCGAACAGGACCGGCGGTCATCGCGGGGTCACTGGATATCGAGACCGTTTTCGCGTCGCCAAAATCGGAAATCTCTTCCGGGGTATAGGCGCCGGCGTTGACCGTCGGGTCCATGACCCTGACTCCTTCCGAAACGACGCGGGCCCAGAGCATTTGCATTCTTGCACGCGGCGTTTTCCAGTTCTTCTTCAACGTCTTTCCATCCTTCATGTAAACAAAGGGTTCGGCCTGGGCCTCGGCAAACGTGAAAGAGAACACTTGTGCCTGTCCGTCTTTCGTCAACTTGACTTCCGCTTTGTCGGGCGTGCGCTCAATGATTTCGTATCGACCGCCACGTTGGATGAATTTTGCCAACATGGCATCGGCGCGCATGGCCGGTTTGCCCTCGATGATGTTGTACGTTTGCTGGAATTCCAGCGGGTCCATGCCGCGCATGAAACAGGTCAACGCCAGCACCATGCCCTGGCCTTGCTGGTCGCACCCGAACATGCCGGATGATTCAAACAGTTGCCCGATCTGAAGGACATCCGACATCCCGTTAATTTGTAGGTCCACGTGCCCGCGTTTCACTTGAGTCAATCCCGTCTCTGTCGTTTTGGGTGCCATAATTTTGGCCTTTCTAATTAATGATTTTTTACTGATAATTACTTTGTCGCCGTAAACACTTCGCCCGTTTCGAGATAGCAGTCGTCGTTAATCCACTCGATTTTGATATTCCCGTAGACTTCGAGAATTGCTTCCGCCCAGAGCTTGTCGCCTTCTGCCCAGAGCTTGTCGCCTTCTGCCCTGAGCTTGGAGCCTTCTGCCCAGAGCTTGGAGCCTTCTGCCCAGAGCTTGGAGCCTTCTGCCCAGAGCTTGGAGCCTTCTGCCCTGAGCTTGGAGCCTTCTGCCCTGAGCTTGGAGCCTTCTGCCCAGAGCTTGGAGCCTTCTGCCCAGAGCTTGTCGCCTTCTGCCCAGAGCTTGTCGCCTTCTGCCCAGAGCTTGTCGCCTTCTGCCCTGAGCTTGGAGCCTTCTGCCCTGAGCTTGGAGCCTTCTGCCCAGAGCTTGGAGCCTTCTGCCCAGAGCTTGTCGCCTTCTGCCCTGAGTGATAACCGGATGTTCCAAATAAAACTTAACGACAGAGATTTTGTTTTGATTTCTTTGTCCACGATGTTTTCCCTTCTATTTGTTCAATTTTAACCTGTATTTTCCCGTCTCTTAATTTTCCTCCTAACGCGGCAAACACCGCCGGCGTGAGATCAGCTATCGTCCCCCGTGAACGAGCTCGTTGCCCTGGACCTCGATCTGTCCAATGGGCTATTACGGTTTTACCGTTCTTTAAGTTCGTTAGCAGATAGTGTTGTCCCTGCGGTTTCCCTGGCCTCCAGATCGCTATGGTCATCGCTGAATCATTCAGCGGTCGACCGTTCGCCATTAGGATGTTCCTCCCGCCTGTTCCCTCCTTTCGACACGAATCCCTGCTGTACCATGTGGCCCAACCTGTTTGAACCTTCGATGAATTCGTGCACTTGATGATTGATTCTGTTTTGCATTGCGATTCCTTCCCGAAGAGCTCCGCATCGGCAAGAACGTATACGCACAGGCATACACATATTTTCGCGGTCGAATTCATGAACACCGCCGTTCATCAGGGTTTCCTTTTCAAGATATCGTTCGAGACATCTTCGATAGCGCGCGACACGCACAGTCGAACGATGGCGGCCTTCGATATGCCTGTTTTATCGGACAGAACGCTAAGTTTTCGGTCTATCTCTTTTGCGCTCATGCTGTTTTCAACCTCCCTTCGTAGTAATATTTTAACGACGCGGTTTCTTTCGGCGTGTCTTGTTTGTTCGCGAAATCATCAAGTTCGTGTTGGTATGCCGATTTGATTTCAGGAGAAATGGTGAATCGCAAGAGGTTAATCCCGAGTTCATCGCAGAGTTCTTCTGCCTGTCGTTTGGCGTCGGATGGGTCAATAGCCGGGAATGTGAAGCCCCTGTTTTTTGTGTCGTGCAGGATCATCAGGTACTGGAATTTTCCCAACCGTTCTACGTAGCCTTTCCCATTTAACATGGGATGTTTCTCTTTTTTGGGCATTGTGGTTTCCTTTCTAAAACCCACCGTACCAGTTTTTCCAGGCAAACAAAAAAAGGGGCGCCGCGAACATGTGTTCACAGCGCCCCTTTAAAAGGTGCCCTTGATATTAAGAATCGTATGTTACTACGTCAGATTTTCATTGTTTCATTTTGCGGTGTTTTCGTCTCATCCCGGAAAGTCATACGACCCGTTGTGTTTTTATCCCTCGCCTACGCGATCTCAGATATATTATGCGACGTGGGTAGGGTAAATAAAAACACGGGAGTTGACTCCCGTTTCTGAAAACAACCATAATTTGAAACACTAATCTGACCACGATTCTTAGGGCGCTGCAAACCTGTTCTTGCTTTCGGAAAAGAAGACTATTCTTTATTCCGTTCCGTGTCAACAAAAAAAGTGAAAATATTTTTTTTAGTCTAAAATCCTTGTTTTCCAGCGTTTTATGTTGTTTCTTTTTGGCGATTTGTTATCCTTCAGCAAGAAGAAAGGACGCCATATGTCAAAAAATAAATCCAATTCTAAGTCGAATTTTTCTGTTCGGGTTTCACTTGGCAACCTGGGGCGCGTCGATAAATTCGTCAAAAAGATGGGGCGTGTGAAGGCGGATGTTTTCCGCGAAGCACTTGAAATTGGCTTGTCTTTTATGGAATGGCCGGAATACTACGCGGTGCGTTTGAGTGGAAAACCGTTGCCAAGCATGATGCAAGAGGTGCGGAAAACACTTAAGAAGCTTGCGAAGCCGTAACTTGCGGGTTCAGTAATTCCCGGATAATAACCCGTTTCGATAATTGTCCGGCATGTTCGAAGACCTTCTGAATGCGTTTTATATCCGACGGTGTGGGCTCGTCAAAGTTCCAGTGCTGGCGTTCTGCCATTCGTTGCGCAAGTTTCCCTCGCATTTCCAAGTACTGACGATACTGGTCGTCGGTTAACTGATAGTCCTTCCCGCGTAGTTTGATCTCAGGTCTTGGAGTTCCCGGCCACCATTCGGCATCCGGTTCTGTTTGCGCTCGATTCCAGTTCCAAATCATTCTGTCGAGGTTGCCGAAGTTGGTGGCCGTTTGCGCGCGGATGGGCATCAGCATGCGCCAGGCGATGTCAGACAACGGCTGTCCAAGTAGCGACATGCCGGCGTCCTTGCTGATCGGATTGCCCCAATGGTCAAATCTCGGGAGTGGTTGAATCCCGGCCACGGGCAAGGCTTCCTGTGCGCCTCGTAACAACAGGCTTTCGCCGAGCCAGGTTGTTCCCCTACTCCGCACGCGGTAGTCGCGCACGTAGGGATCTGTGGCGCGTGCGGCTTGTTTGAGTAGGTTGGGCACCCATGACGATGAAAAGTTTTGTGCCAAGTCAACCCACTGTTCGGGATCTTCGAGTCCGCGGATAAGGTCGCCAAGTCCCTGAAGATAGGTCTTGTCCCGAATGAGCGCTATCAGTTTGGCCGCATCGTCTTTGCCCAGGGGCTTACCGTGAGCGGCGGACCGGAATGTATTGAGTGCATCAATTGTCAAAGTCAACGCCGTGGCCAACGGTTCGATTCGGGCATAACTGTACCATTTATCGCCAATCCTGATCGATTGCGCCGGCATGTTCTTGGAGAGAAAGCGCTTCTCGGCGGTGGACCCGGACAAAGATCCTGTCAGCCATGGGTATTTATCTTTGTCTTCCGGGTCGTTTGGATCTCCGGGTGTCGTTGCTGCATAGAGTAACCCGGTTAAGGTCCAGGCAAACAACTGTTCGACGGTATCGCGAAGCAATAAATCGGGGTGGTTGGCATAGCGACCGTCGTGACCAAGCGCCTCCTTTGCCCCTTCGAATCCCATTCGTAACACGCCAAAGGGAGATTTGAGGATACCTGTCTTGATAATATTGGTGGGCGTCGTGACGAAGGGGAAAATAAATTTGAATATCCAGCCAGTCACCCCCTTGGCATTGCGAAGTGATATGAGTTTTGATCCGATTTCGCCCGGTTTGTTTTGCCAGAGCAAACGCAATGCTTCGTCGTAAGCTTGCTGATGGGCCAGCGTGTCCTGGGTGCCGGCCGCCCATTTGATGAATTCGTCTCGATCACGCCCAACAAGATTTGCGCGGTCCGCCTGGCGGGTGGCATAGTCGGCAGCCAAGGATGAAACGTAGACCGTCTTGAACCATTCATCCACGGCCAGCAACGCGCGTTGTGGATAGCGGATGATGCGCCCCATCTTCCCGCTGATAGCAACGCTACCCACCGTGTCTATTTTTCCACTCTCCGCCACTTCGGTAACAAAAGCCTTTAAGAATGCAGCGTTGGCGCGGGTGATGCTCGGGCCTATCAGTCGGTACGCGGCCTTGATGGATTCGAGTGTGGGAGCGCCGGGCGCATGCGCAATCATGTTGACCAGGGCCTCGGCTGGCCGTTGCGCGAACAACTCCCATGTGCCGAATCCCCAGTTGCCGCCCAGGTTTGTCAGGTTGGTCTGGATTCCTGACAGAATGGCATTGCGCCAATATTCATAGATGCGGTCCATCTTCCCGGACATTGAGGCGCCAATCTCGTTCACAATTTCCATGAACCCCTGATTGTCCATCAGTTTTTCCGGGGCAATTGCATTGAGGTCGGTAATCCCCAAGCGTTTCAGGGCTTCAATGGCCTTGCTCATTCGCACGCGCTGTTCCTCGATGGCACGGCGGCGTTCCGTCGGGTTCATTCCGGCGAACCGCGAACGCACGTCGTCGGGTGGCGTGGTCAGCATTTGGATGATGGCGGCCCGGCGCTGTTCGGGTGTCTCAAGATCGTTGCGCGCAATCTGCAGGGCCCGGGCCGTACGCGTTAATTGTTCGTGATAGGTGAAGCCGGCGGCAATCGCTATATCTTTCTGCTGGTCGGTCCCGGTGATGAGGCTGGTCATTTCCGGGGTGGCCGTTGCCTCTCTGAATAGTGCCACATCCTTGGCTTGGGTTCCAATCTTGCCAGATGCGATTTCGGTTATGACGGTCGTGGCGCCGCGCGCCTTTAATTCGTCGGCGGCCACTTGGCGCGTGATGGCGTTGGGCACGTAGGATGGTTCGTACTGCGACTCAACGCTGCGGAAGAACGCCATGGCTTCCGGGGTCGTGGCGGGGTTGGCTCTGCGGTATCCCTGTGTGTCTGTGCCCCACTTGACTTTCGACATAAGGACTGTTGAAGTTATTGACGCCGGCGCCGTTCTACTTTTCTCCACAAACTCCCGGCTGGTTCGGATCAATTGTTCGATTTTACCTTCCTTGAATAACCGGTTTACGTAGGACACAGGTAGGATTTTCGACATGGTACGACGTACGATTTCGATGAACTTCTGCCATAGAGTTGGCTCGACTTCCGCCTGCTTGGCAACATATTCCCTGGTCGCATATACTCGGTTCCGATTGGATGACAGTGGATCCGCAAGGTTCTGGTCGGGCAAGGTATCTTGGTACAGGTTGGCGATTTCGCGCAAGTTGGCTTCCGGAATCTCCCGGCTCAACGCCAGCATGTCTGTGTGAAATCTGGGGCCAAGAACAGACTCAATCCCGTAGTGCCCTATCGCCTCGTGTAACACCACTTCGATGGCTTCCTCGGGTGTTTGCAGTTGGTCGGCCACAACAAAAATTCGATTGCTGGCTCCATCGTAAAATCCGCGTGGTTGGTTCTCGCGCAACATGCGGAGTGTTTGCCCGGACAGGCCGTAGTCGCCTACGTCCTCCACGGACTGGATAACAACCGTCTCGGGAACGTTCGCGCGTTTGCTGATCCAGTTGCGAATTAGCGTTTCGGCCTTGGCGGCAGAGGGGGCAGGTCCTTCAAGAGTTCGTCCGCTAACAGAGAGGCTTGGCGTTTGTCTTCCCTCAGCGATTCGATTTCGGATGGTGTTAATCGATCCGAATGAAAGGATGTATCTTCCTTCGCTTTCGGTGAGAGCTTCAAGTCTTCCGGCGATATTGGATTCGCGGATGATGGGTTCGAGGGATTCACGGCCAAATTTCCTTTCAAGTCCGGCTATGGTTTCCTTCTGAATTGCAATAGTAGTCGACCTGGTTGATGCTGTCAAGCCTGTTACGGCTACAACTTTACCACCGTTGTTGACAATGTAATGTCTCAGTTCGGAAACAATTCCGCCCTGGGTGATATGGTCGTCAACAATGATGTATTCCTGCCCCGCAATAACAGGTCCGTCGAATTCCGCCCGGCGCAGTATACGGTCGATGGCATTGGTTCCACGATGATGCACTTTTGCAATCTGAACTATTTCCGTATCAACGTTTAATCCGGCAAGTTTTCCGATTGCTTTTGCATATAGAATGGGCAACTTATTGCGCCCCGTCGTTTCCTCCTCGTGGACTGCCACAAGAATAGCATTCGGAAACCTTTCACCAAGTTCTCGCACCTTTTCCGGTTTGATGACGGCGCGCACAAGCCTGGCTGCCGCGCGTGTGTCGCCGCGTTTGGCAGCATCAAAGTCCGCCGCATGGTTCTTTTGAATGAACGGCAACGTGGTGTTTATCACGGCGTCGGGGAATTTGGCCGGCCATGCTTTTCTGTTCGCCTTCGCCATTTCAATCTGATCCGCCACATCGCCCGGCGACCGGAACGCATCGAGGATGTCCGCGCGGTCGTACCCCATGTCTTCCAGTTTCGTCCTCAGATTTTTCAGCAAAGATACCTTGCGCTTCGAGATGGCCGCTGGCGAAAGGCCAAGTTCTTCGGCAATCGCATCCTGCGTTTTGCCCGACAATATCCCTTCGACAACAATCTGTTCGTGTTCCGGAAGTTCGGATATGGCCTTATTCAAGTCCGTCCGGATGTCAGCAATCAAAGCCTGCTGGTCCGTCGGCAAGGCGGCGTTGTCCGGTACTCGGGTTAGACGCGATTCCGATTCGGCTTCATTCCCAATCTGTTCGTTCAGGCTGATCCCGGCATGGGTTGCTTCCCACAGTTCCGAATTGTAGACCTCGTTCAAGTGGTTCCTGACGGTGGCGCCAACGAAGGCCGCAAAGTCGCCTCGTGCCGGGTCGAACAGATTGGCCGCTTTGGTCAACGCCGCGGCCGCCTCCGCCCTGATTTCGTCTCTGGTCATACCAGGAACGGCGTAGCGATCGGCAATGCTGTACGCCAAGCCAAGATTGTCTTCGACTCGTTGTTCGATTGAAAGAGATGCCCCCGCACCTGCCTCGTCGGTGACAGCGGTCCGTGGACCTGCACCTATAGGCGCTTGTTCTTCTGTTGGAGCGGGCGGGGGCAAAATTGGTTGTGCAGGTTCGACAGGTACCGGGGTCGCCATTGATTCCTTGGCGGCGGGCGGCTCTCGCGTCTGTCCCAATTCCGTCTTGGTCAAAGGTTTTAGGGTGGCGGGTTTGCGTGGCGCCGGCGCCTGAATCTTGGGTTCGGGTTTGTTGCCCGGGAAGACCTTTGTATCAACCACTTGCGCGGTCTGTTCTTCCGCCTTCCGTTCGTTCAACGATTCCCGCGAAATATGCTTGACCATGTCTTCGGTGATGGGTTTGGCTACTCCTGCAATCCAGATGTTCACCGTGCGCAAGTCGGGCATGACGTCAATGCCCGCGATTGTGCCCTTGTGTTCCTGGGCGCCATGGCGCAGCGTGGTCGTGTAGGAAACCTGTTCCCCTTCTTTAAACCGTAATCCTGCCTTGATCTCGTCGATTTTTGTCTGCATTTGCTCGCGGGTTAGACGTTCTGCTGGCGATCGCACTGGCTGGAGCATGGTCTTTGGCTTGGGTTCCTCTTTCGGTTTGATCCTTACTATCGCCTGCGCGTTTGCGGCGGCAAAGAGCGTGGCTTTCTGACGCAATTCGTCGCGAGTGAATGTCTTGCCCTTCACCCCTTGCCATGTCCACTTCGTACCGTCCCAAGCAAATAGGCGTTCGATCTTGCCGGCGGCCGTCTTGTCGCTCAGGCGGCCAAGGTAGACTGATTCGCCGGGTGCTACCGGGCGCTTTTCGACTTTCGGGGCGGCGACAAAGGTTCCTTCCGATGTCTGCCAGACTGCCGGGGTTGTGTTGGGGTCTATTCCAGTGAACTTGGTCTCCAGATCGGCCAGTTTGCCGGTTATCCTGACAGCGTTGGGTTCCCCCTGGAACAGCATGGGTGTCCGGGTTAAAGCCTGCTTGGCGGCTTCGGGCGAATCAAACGTCGGTACCTGCCTGGCCGCTTGGGTTTTGGTCAGGGTGCCGGACAGTACCGCCTGGCTCCCTACCCCGCTGGCCTGCCATTCGGCGTTCGGTGCGGTCCGGGTCAGGGCGATATGGTCATTGCCGGGAAACTTTTGGCGGTATTCGTCCAGCGTCTGCGCGGCGTTCCCGAGAAAAGGGTGTAAGAACCATTGGAACAGGGGTTCGGTTAGGGCGTGGATCTCCGTCTGCCGCCCGGTCTGTTCGCCCGTCAGCGAGTTCCGAGCGTGCTGGAAACGTCCAAGCGGCTGGCCAAGTGCTTGTGCCTTGGCTTCCGGGGTGGCCACAGGCGGGGGTGTCAGTATAGGGATTGGGGTCGTTTGACGCGCTACGGGCTGTCCAGCCGCTTGCGCCGGGGCAGATTTCTCCTCCTGGGCGGTTTCCTCAAAGAAACTGGATGGCGGCCGGATTGTGACACTATACTCCACGTCTTTTCCGCCAATGTTGACGGTTTCATTCTCCCAGCGCCAACCTGGCAGAGACTCGACTTTGGCTTTCAAAGCGTCCATCTTGCCCTTTGGCAGTTTCGGACTGAACACCATACCACGACTGATGACAATGCCATCGGTTGTGGGCAAGTTGAAGGTTTCCGCGATACGTTCCGTCGGCGGTTTCTCGGGGACTGGTTCTGCAGGCGTTGACTCGGCTGGTTTCTCGGCAGTTGGCGCCACGGGTTGCGCCGCGGGGGACTCGGTCTTCTTGCTGCCAGTTTGTGCAAGGTTGGCCATGGTGTCTGAAACCGTCTGCGCCCGGCTCTGGTAACGCGCAAAGACCTGCTCGTGGAACTTGGCGGGATCTTCGACGGCTTCTTCGTTCAGCGGCATGGGCTGGCCAAGGGTGATTGCCGTGGTTGAATTGATGGCGAAATTACCGCCCGCCTCGGGGTTCAACTGGTAAAGGTCCTTGGCGATCGACAGCGCGGCCGCTGAGCGATACTCCGGGTGGACGGTCGGATCAATCAGCGCCCTTTTGATGGTATTCTGCCGGTTGATTTCCCTCGTGTTGGCATGGATGCCCAAGGGGGTCATTATCAAAGTCATGCCGATGGTCGGGCCGACAACCGATTTGGCCGCCTCGACAAGCGATTCCGGCTGGCCGCCGGCGGCAACGATGGCCCGGTTCTCGACGGCCGTCTCTCCGACCTGTTGCCCGACTTCCGTTCCGGTTTCCCATGCCATTGTCTTGGCCACGTCGGCTATGGTTTTCCCGGCAACAGTGTTCCACGTGGTTGGCTCGGCCAGTTTGGCCAGATATTCCACGGCGTCTTTGCCGCCCAGTTTGGTCGTCTTGATTCCTACCCCGGCCAATTTGGCGCCCCACTTGACCACGCCGAGCATGTTCTCGACGGATTCCCCGCCCCACTCGATCAGGCCCGACAGGCGGGAAGATTCTCTGGCCGTCTGGTCGTCCACCCCGGCGGCAAGCAATTTGTCGTAAGTTTGTTGGCCCTGGGACAGTCCGGCGGGGACCGCTCCGGCCAAGGCTGCCCCTACCCCGACAACCGCGGCGCCGCCCAGCGCGGCAATCGCCGTTTCCGGCAACAGCGCGGCCGCCCCGGCCAACAGCAAAGGCGGACCCAGGGATTGTGGGATCATGCGCGCGCCGCCCGCCAGAACGTGCAGGACAGGATTCTTCGAGAACTCGTATTTTTTTAACAGGTCGGGGTTGTTTTTCTCCTGCTCGTCCACCCAGTCAGTGATTTTCTTGCCTTGGTCGTAGAAATACCCACCCGGTTCCGAGACGTACTTCATGGCGTCGCCGAGCATCCGGGGGAGATCGTCCTGGAACCCGTAAGCGAATTGCTGGCCAACAATGCCTGCGCCTTCGAGCAGGCCTACACGAGCGTCGGCGGGGGATTCGGCAGTGGCTGCGGTGGTCAGATTGGTGAGGGGCGTGGTTTGAATGGACGAAAGAACACCGGCCTCATTTGCAAGTGATTCAATACTGAATTCGTCTTGTTGAGTCGGTACGCCTGCTTCTGCCGCCAGTGATTCTATCGAATATGCCAAAGATTATTTTCCCATCATTTTATTACACCCGCTTCTTTCGCGAGTGATTCAATGGTCATTTTATCGTATCTGCCAACATCGAATTCTTTACCATTTACGACACACCACATTTGTCCTGTGCGTTTGTCAATTTTATATGCCGCCACACCTGCGTCGACATGTGCCGCGCCAGACACCGCGTACCTGTTGTATTCCGCGTTGCGCGATGCAACGAGAATCGCCGTTGCCGCCAGAATGCAAACCGCGACCATACCCCAAAAAATCGGTCCTTTCATGACTGATTCCTTTCTGTTTGTTTTTACCGATTTTACGTGTTTTTGGAAATTTTAGATTATTTTACTTTGATTGATTGTCAAGGTGTAGCATACTTGAATTGTTCTTAGTCAAATCAAATCAGACATGGAGGCTAATATGGGCGCGATCAAGGATATTGTCGATCTTACCGTTCAGCTTCTTGATCGGGTGGACGCCAGAAAGTTCTCTGGCGAGATAATGAAGATACAATCGCTGGCAGGCTCGTTGCAACTTGAGCACGCGACGATTATAGAAAAAGATATCCATCTTGCCGCGGAGAACGAGGAATGGAAACGTAAGTTTGAAGAATCGGAACGGAATTGTGCGGATAAAATATCTACATTGATGAAAAGTCACCTCGCAGAGATATCGCGCCTTAATAAACGCCAACTCCCGCCACAGACAGAGTGGTACGGTCCATCTCCTGGAGACTTTCACGGTGTTATGTAAGGCTGTGTCCATATTGTCATTTCCTTCGACCCCGGGTCACCTGCCCGCGATCTGTGCGCGTTGTTGCGTGAATTTTGCGAGTGTGTCTTGCACTATTTTTTTCTTATCCGCTGGCAAATCTGTTTTTAATTGCAGAACAAAATAGTTTATTTTTTTATCAAGTTCGGCAGGTGTTCCGGGTATTCCCCTCTGGATATTTGCCGCAACCCCTGTGGTACCAGAGTCCGGGGTGGCGACTGGCGCCATCAAGTCAAGCGCCTTCTGTATGATCTTTTGTCTTTGCGGCGCCGCCGTCTGCATTTCCTTGGTCAGGCTGGCCTTCTGGTCGTTCCAGTACTGATTATTCGCGTCGACCTTCGCCGGATCAGCATTGAACTGGTTTTGAGCGTCTTCCGCCTTGGGCAACCATTCGCGTATTTTGTCACGCAACGCCGTCGCTTGTGGAATTCCAAATCCGGTCTTATCCGCAATCCACTTAACGCCCTCCGCCTCGCTTCTAATGATTGGTGCGATCGCCAGCGTCGATCCCGGAATTGATAAACCCAATACGGCCGCTGTTTTCCCGCTAATGGAGCCGCGCAATTTCTGCCACAATGAACCTGTCTCTTTTTCGAGCGGACTGTTGCTTGCCATAGAATGAACGAGATCGTTTGCCTTTTCAGTTATGATGGGGTTGGCTGTTTCCTGTGGCGTGAGCGGCGCAATCGGCGCGCTCGTCGCTGCAGGTGCCGGCGCCGGTGTGGCAATCAGTTTCCCGAGGCCGCTTTCCTTCGCCCATTTGTCGAACGACGCTGGATCCGCGGCATTATCCCTTAGCCCTGTAAATGTTTCGAGACTCTGGCCGGCTTGCCAGTGACTTCTTGCCACGGACAGCGGCACCATCGTTATGGATGTCGTAGTTTTATCGGAACTTTGTTTGCCTGCGGCGTACGGTTCGCTTGTGTCATATTCGGTTTGCGTCAGAACAGAAGACCGGATCGGCACCATCATGTCAAGCAAGTATTGCTTCTGCGTCAGGATCGGGTTAAGCATGGCGAGTTGCTGTGCACGGGGATCGTCCTTGCGTAACGACATGGCCAGTTTCGTGGGCTCCATCCCTATCGCTTCCTGTAGATTGTTCCAATCCTCTTTCAGCAAGTCAAGGTTCTGCTGGCGGATAGACGGGTCGTTTGTCGTTTCCATCGCTAATTTGATATTGATCGCGTTGGCCTGTACATCGTTGAACATCGCGTCGTTCTGTGTCAAGGCGGCGTTCGCCTGGGTTTCGCGTTGTGTCTGCTGCAAGGTCAATGCCTGGGTTAGTGCATCGTTCTGCACGGCGGCGGCGCTGAAGTTCCGTTGAAATTCGGCTTGCAAACGTTGGGTTTGCAAGTGGTCAAGTGCGAGTGCGGCATCTGTCGTTCGTTGATGGAGTCCGGTTTCGATCTGTGATGCCGCGACTGCCTCGTCGCTTTGGCGTATCCGGGCTGCCGTCAATAATGCGTTCTGTCTGCTGTCCTTGATCTTGAGTCCGAGTTCGACGCCCTCGGTAATGCCCCTCATGATTTTCTCGCCGGCACCGGCCCAATCTATCATCACCGACTTAGGATCGGGGTAATTGCGTTGAGTGCGTTGTTCGTAAATTGGATAGGCCATATTTAAGTTCCTCAATAATTAACGCCACGATATTGGCCGGGGTTATAATATCCCATTCCTGAATTCATTGTCGTAACCGGACTTGTTGTCCCGGTGCTCCCGGTGCCGGACTTGTTAAAGTCCGGCGAAGACGCCGGCAATCCCCCCAGCCGAACCCATTAGAGCTGTTGCCATATTCCACATTTGCTGGTCGTCCGACGTTTGCTGTTTGAACATTTCCTGATTCCATGCCAGATTCTGTTGGTCCATTCCGTAGTTCAGCATGGACTGCGCCTTTGAATATTGAAGTTGTGTATTCGCCATGTTGATCTGCGCTTGGACTCCGCCCATCTGCGTGGCCGCGCCGACCCCTGCCGCTGGTTGCATCATCGTCTGTCCCATGATTGAAGACAAGTAATTTCCAGCGATACCTGCTGTGTTTGCCATCGTTGGGGTATATGGCGTTGGCGTCATCATCACGTTTTGATAAATGTTTGGTGTCGCTACGGGTGCGGTCAGTGCCTGGGTTAATCCCATCAGTTGTGGCATCTGCGCCTGGCCTGCCTGTAGGTACTGCAATCGGTTGATTCCCAGGTCTCGCAGTTGCGCGTTGTTGTAAGATGGGCCATAACTGCCTGCTGACAATCCGCGTTCGGCGGCGGCCTGAGCGATCTCGTCTTTGACTGCGGTTGGCAACTGGCCGGTCAACATTTGGTCCACCGTGCCTTTATAATCTGCGGCGGTGTTCATGATGCCAGGCATGGCCTTGTCGAGTGCCGCATAAAACTGGTCGCTGTTGAACGCATTGACGTCAGCAACTTGACCGGTCATCCACTGGTTCATTTTGCCAGCTTCGCCGCGCATATACTGGTTGCCGAGACTGGTTAATTGTCCCAGCCAATCGTTCATTGCGTTGGCTTGCGCACGCGAGGCGGTGTCGAATACTTGACCGGCGGCAACGCCCTGGGTTATGGATTCCGGCCAATATTTGTTGAACTTCGCCTCGTTGGACGCAGATATTTTCTCGTACATGCCAGCCATCGCGTCATACATCGCATTATAATCAACAGGCGCGGTTTCGCCAAGACTCATTAAGGCATCAATATAGGCTTGATTAGGATCGGATTCGGTGCTGGTGGATGAATGTTCCTGGTCGTATTCGTCTGAATAGACGCTGTATTTGCCTTCCGGGGAGTTGGGATACTTTTCCTTGAATTCGGTTTCCGTTAATTTTCTATCAGACATATTACATCACCCCTATTGTGCCAACACCCGGCATGCACATTTCGAAGTCGAGTTGATTGGTTTGCGGTTCAGTGTCTTTCAGTTGTTCAGCCAACGCTTTTTCGGCCAGCCCTTCATAAATCAAACCGTTCTTGGCGTCTGTGGCGTCATAGTATCGTATAGCCTGCAACATCGATTTGATGGCCGGAAGATTTTGGATCAACAGTACGTCGCTGTCATGCTTTAGCGGGATCTGGCGCAGTTTGCACAGGGCTGTTACCGTGATTGGCGACACCGTGCTGTTTTCATCCGTCTGGTTGTTGGTGTAGGCGGCGCACGTCGTCCGCAAAGCGCAAAGGGCGCAATTAGTCAACCTTGAGCCGCACTGGCAGACAGCCGTTACCCGATAACGCCTGTAACACGGGCTCGTTTCATCGGGATGATATGTGGCCAGGTCGTAACGTCTCAGGGGCGAAGGATCGTATGCCGACAGGTAGACATATCCCTTCGTGACCGGTTTCATCACGCTCGTGATGCAACTGAATTTGCTGTTACTGTAGGCGGGCATCAGTTTATTGATCAGCACTTCTTCGCCCGGGATCCCGTTCGTCCGTACTTCGCGGCCGCTTTCGTCGTTCCCCAGGATTCGGATGCTCTTGTCAACCTCCGTTTCGTCGGCAGTCACAAGAATCTTGAGTGCGGTATGCGGGTCGCTGTGTGTGCAATATCCGTCGCCCAAGTCGATGAAATTCTGCGCACTGGTCTGGTTGTCGTCCATCGTGCCTGGTCCGAAGTTCAAAAACTCGTACCAGCGCGAGAAGATGTTGGATGGCGTCGCATCTACATTCACACGTTTCAGCGTTTCGACTTCTCGGGGCATGGTGATGGTCCCGTTGTTGACAAAGAACCGAAGTCGAGCCATGGAACCCTTGGCCGGCAGTTTGGGCAATAGGCGCGTGATGGCCTCGTCAATAGCGCTCACGACCTTTGGGTTGGTCGGAGCCAGGCCGGAGCCTACAAACGGTGCGCAAAATACTCTCGCTTCTGCAAGTGTGATGCTCATTTTAGAATGGTATCCTCACGATGCCAGCGGCGCTTATTCTGAACTGTATATTTCGATTGCCGCCCGGATTATATACGCCGAGTGAAAACGACGAGACGGATGGTTGCGTGTACCAGTTCAAATACTGGGAGGCATACAAATTATCTTGTTCGAGCATTGTCGTAATCATTGGGGCTTCGGCAAATACCGCCGTTCCCCATGTCGGGCAAATGGTGGTATACGCCAGCGCGGTTAGACCCGTAAAACCAGTCGGTATGGTTGTTACCCCGCCTGCCGGGTAAAGATAACTCATCAATATTGGGTTTATGGATTGCCACCAGCCATTCGTGGTGTCCGGCCAGAATAGACCGTTGGGTGCATCTCCCGTCTTTGCCCACAAGACATAATTTCTGATTGCCGCGGCTGGCGCGTCGGCGCTGGTTTGAATGTAAGACGCGCCGACTCCTGCGCCGATCGTGGAAACCGAGGAAATATTCACCCATGCCGCGCCGTTCCAGTACCAGACGCCTTTTTCATCTGCCGTTTTCGCCCAAAGGATGTCGCTGGTCCCTGTGGGTGCTGTTGCTTGGACGTAAATTTCTTTTGCGCTCGATGGTATTGGCGTCGACGTAAAACATACCCATAGCGTTCCGTTGAACTTATAGATTCCTTGGGGTGCGGTCACCGCCGATCCGCCGGGCGTCAGGATGGCGTCTACGGCATCGGTCTTGAGCCACAGGACGGTTGTGTCTGTTGGCACAGTTGTCCCGCTGACGACGCCTGGGCCGCCCATAAGGAGCCAAACGCCCAAGGATGTGTCGTACAGGTAAAATCCGTGGGCTGTGCCGGCCTCATCGGTCTTGAGCCATACGTTGTCAATGTTCTCCGGGCCTGGAGCAGTCGTGCCAACATAGATTAGTTTTAACGCCGCAGATCCCGATGCGCCGGTGACCCGTAGGTATGTCGGCAATTCCATGATCTCAGTCTTACGGTCGGTGTGCGCCAATCCGTCGGGTGGTGTTACTACGGAAACTGTTAAATTAAATGCCATGCGTCCTCCTATACTGCCAGATAGTCATAGTCCATTAGCGCCGTGCCGGTCAGTTCAAATGCCTGGGTTTCGTCGTTATCTCCCGTCCTGACTTCGTCCACCAACGGCTCGGCAACAACCAGTACGCGGTCGAGTTGGCAACTGCCTTTCCATGCAAAGCAAAATTGAATCTTCGCGCCGACCAGCAGATTACGTCCTTCGCTGTCGTCTGGCGCAAGTCCGTTGGTGTCGTCGGATATTCTAACCCTTTGCCGTATTTGACGCAATACGTTGTGTTCTCCTGTATCGCTGTCCTTGGCGACAAACCGGGTTGACCCCGCCTTCGTCCATACCGGGTATCCTTCGGGGCGATAATAAACGTCCATGTCAATCACACCCCGGATTTCCGACAGCCATACCTCGGCATAGATAAATCGTTTCTGGATCGGCGTGGGTGTCTGAAAGTCCAGTGCTGCGGTGTAGACGCGGCATTCAGGTCGGGACACTCTGTTATCAAGTTCAGCTTCTTCCCTGGTGTAGAACCCGATGGTGTTGTTGTTTCCCGCGCCAAATAATACCAGTTGCTTGCGCCCGAAGCGTTCGACTTCGAACACCTGTATAAAACGGCATCCGGTAGAGATGCCTTCGTACAGCATCGGTTGGTTGGTCAGTCCCAGGAGATCAATAGTCAGCAACCCCTCGAAGTAATAGTCGTCCACGTCCACGGCAAACGGGTTGGTGACTTTGCGTTGCCGGGCGATGGATGTGAAATAAAGGCGGTTGTCATGGACCACTCCGGAAGCGAATTGGTAGGCCCAGGGCGTCTCATCGTCCACCAATGACTGCACCTTGCGCGACAACGGCAGGCTTTGAAGCGATCCCCCACCCTGCGATTCGCTGGCGGTGACTTTCAGGCTCCGCAATCCGTCGGTGCCGAGATAGAAGATGTCGTTGCCTACGGATACCAGTGATGCCGGGCCAGTCCCGCCGCCGTCCTGATAGAGCACTCGGGCGATGTCAGTGCTGTTCCATGTCGATCGTGCCGCTTGGACGCCAAAGGAACTGACGCCCTTCTCGGCGAACACCACGAGGGCGCCCAAGCCGGTCCCGCTGACGACGTTCGGTTGGAACATCATGCCGGTTATGTTGCCCATCCAGGCCGGTAATCCAAAGGCGCCGCCGCCGTTCAGGTACTGCGTTTCGGTGAATTGCAATACCCGTTCCGGTTCCCATGGTAGATAGATGTCGCCGGCCATGAAATACTTGCCATCAACGACAACGAATAGGCGGCCTTGTCCGAACACCATGATTGTGCCTACCGGCACTTCCGGCAGGTCCGGGTCGCTTCCGCAGGTGGAAAATCGCGCCGTGATGCCATTGACGATGATTGGCCTGTTGAACCCGTCCTGAATGATCAGGTATTCGTTGGCCTGGCAGAAGAATAGGCGGTCTACGACGGAACTCAAGGTCGTGGCCGGGGTGATGTCTGTTACCGTGACGGTTTCGGTGTCCAGCATGTAAATACGGCCAAACACTCCGAAGACGATATAGTCCTTGCCAGCATAACGGTATAGGCATCCGCCCTGGTATTTGCCGGCCTCGATGGTTTTGACGACGCCAGCTGGCCCGGTCATGGTATTGCGGATAAAAGATTTGCGCGTGCGCGCGTGGCCGTTGCGCAGATCCACGTTCACGCCGCGCGCGATCTCCGTCTTCTGGATGAGCGAAGGCGAGACGGCCGAATTCATGCCGCCCTGCAAACTCTCGAAGCCATCAAATACTGCCATGTTACAACTCCGATTCGATTAAAACCGCACATGTTGCCGATGCCTGGCCGACTACCACTGTTCCCAAAACACATCCGGACGCAACGGTCGCCAATTGGTTTCCACGTTTTACCGTTGATGTATCCGGGACGGGTGTTGTCCATGTCGGCGTACTGGTGTTCGAATAAATCTTTAATGCTGACGGCACCGTAATGGTTGGGACAACACGTTTCTCCTGATACAGTATGACGAACGTGGCCTCCGTCCCCGACATACCTATTCCCGCCAACGCTATCTGATTCAACACCAAGTCGATCTGTTCGTAAAACCGGCGGCACAACCGCAATTCCTCGTCGTAGGGGCGCAGTTCGAAGTCGGTGGCCAGCGGGCCTTGTTCCCACTGCACGTTGCAAATACTGACATCGTCAATGGGTAGGGTAAATTTGATTGCCACGTAGTCATTGCCATCCGTCCCTACGGTCTTCCCGGCGATGGATGGCAGGGTGACGGTCATGGTGTGTTTGACCCATGCCGTAGTCAATGTTGCCGTGCCGACTACGGTGGTTACGTCGGCGCCGGCGGATACCGCCAGGGTAGTCCCAAAGTTCTGGACGAGGAATACTGGCAACGTGCTACCACTGATCCCTGACTTGGCCCAAAACGTCAATGTCGTCTGTTTTCCGGCCAGGGTCCAGACGCTTTCGACACGTTGTTCGATGAACGCGGTGCCGGACCCGGCCGGACTGGTCTGAAGGTAAAATCTGGAATTGTCCATCAACTCGGATTCACCCGGCAAAAACGATTCGCGGGTCACGTTTCCGATCAGTGACACGTACCAGCGGTCGGCGGTATATGCCGCGGCCGCCAATGCAAACGATACGCCCCGTTGCCAGATGGTGAATGCGCCATTGATGATTTTGTTGCGATATGTGTAATTCAGTTTCGCCGTGGAGTCCAATGGAGAGTGGACGCACAGTGTTGGAATGGTTACGTTGGCTTGAACTGCTGGCATGATATTGCTCCTGTTACTTAAACCTTCCGCACCCTACTCCGGCAACGCCCATCTTCTTGGTCTTGTCGGTGAATTCTTTGCTCTTGGCGTTGTCCGGTTGCCATCGTTCGCCGTCCCATACCGGCATTCCGGTCTTCAGTAGGTCGGCAATCTCGTTGGCGTAGGCGTCCCAGTTGGCCTTGCCTGGTTCCACCGGATTCCACGGTGTTTCCGGCCACAGTTCAATGACGCCACCCTTGGCTTTGGCTGCCGCCGCCACTTGTTTCAGGTAATCCATGTTGGCCGATCCAACGATGATACGATGACCGGGACTGTACTTTGCCACCCACTCGGCCCGTTGAATGACCTCAGTCACGCTAAACCGTTCGTTAGCTTCGAGGCAGATCAGCCATGCCACCTGGTCTTTGTCCGCCCAATCGTAGCAACCTGTGATTTCTTTAATGTAGGGTTCATGTGAGCTGGCCTTCAAAATAGGAAACCCGAGACGCAAAGACCTGGACATAATAAGTCTCGCGCGGGAAATATTGTGCATTTTCAAAACCGTGGAATCGTCATTGAATAAGGCAACGATCCAGCGATTGACGCCAAGTTTGCGGGCCTGCACAACCTCATTTTCGGCATCGTTCATCCGGTGACCATCTTGTGGATGTTTCCTGTTCGTAAGAAACATTTGCAATTCGGCATTGCCATAGAGTTTTTCGGAAATGAACACCGCTGTGTCGCCCCCAGCTTCCTTGATCCAGGTATACCCGTTGCGCCGGGCATCTTTTTCCCAGGAGTTGCCGTGAATATCAACATACCCCAGCAGGCTATCCACCCCTGTATTGCCGGACCATGGCGGGGTCTTGGTCGTGCCGCAGAGTTTGTGCGG